TAGCTGCGTGAAGAAGTCGGAGTTCAGCAACCTCTTCACGGAGTTTGTTTACTTCGATAATCAGTTGTTCCATTTTCGTTTTTGGTTTTTGGGGAGAGTAGGAGGGACTTAGGTGGATTTTTATTCTATGGCTGATATATATAATTACGTGCGGCACGACCATTGCCATGATCAACATACATTTCACCATTAGATTTTAGAACTAATTTATGTTGTCCGGATGGAACATCGGGATCATGAGAAAAAGTGCATTTCGATCCTCCGTCTCCGTATGCACATATATTACCATCCCCTTGAAGATACGCTTTAGTATTAGGCATGGTAGTGTGAGAACCAAGACTCCACTGTGTACCTGTACCACGTTTTACCCACACAAGATTACCGTCGGTTTGTAACTGTAAATACCATAATGCTTGGTTGCCGTGCATTTCTGGAACATTATACGTTTGACCCCACCCAAGCTGCCCAACATCAATAATAGTAGCACCTTCGGATGGAAGAACTGAATTATGAAATTGGTAAGATTTTGCTTTCGGATTATTGTTTTTTATAAACTGTTTCTTCGTATCGGAATAACTAGACGCCATACCAGAAGTCTGCTTAAGTTCACACGCCCCTTCTTTGTAAGAAATACCAACACAATCTTCGGTATTCTTACAAGTATCAATGCATTCTGTAAAGTTAAGAGTTGTAAAATTTGTGAGAGTTCCACCCGATTTATCACCAAGTTTTTCAACTGAATATCCTTCTGGTGTTCTCACATAAGTTTTAATTTTACTATCAAACGAAATACCGGTTACTTCATTGTTAATACAACATGTTTTGTCTTCCGACAAAGTAAAAGATACACATGAGTCTGTATAATCACATTCAGTTTTACATGCATTTAAACTACTGCCAACTGAACATTGTTCCTCGTTTGAAACGGTAGTTAAATTATCAAATTTGGTATAACCAGGTATATCAGTAGAAGTTGCGGTTGGAGTGGTTGGAGTGGTTGGAGTGGTTGGAGTGGTTGGAGTGGTTGGAGCGGTTGGAGTGGTTGGAGTGGTTGGAGTGGTTGGAGTGGTTGGAGTGGTTGGAGTGGTTGGAGTGGTTGGACCAGTTGGACCAGTTGGACCAGTTGGACCAGTTGGACCAGTTGGACCAGTCTGTGAGTTTCCATCACCCCCCTGGTTAAACATATAAGCACCTACAGAAGACGCTAAACATAATACTAATACACCACCGATTAATGGTAATGGTAATGGTGATGGAGCTGACATTATATTATATGTTATTATTTTTTTTATGTACGAGCCAGTGTTATAATTGCGGGTTCATCATTGTACCCATAATATTTTATAGAAACTCCAAATAATCTCTGTAAGAAGGGGTTTATCTCCTGATTGATAGACTTTTTCCAATCGGTTAGGGTTGTCTCAAAATACTCATATCCCTCCAAAATTCTGATTCTTGTCTGGAAAAATGGTTGTGTACGTAACCATTCCATAGTTCTATTGACTTCCACAGCATTAGGTTTTTCTCGCCCAGATGTCTCAATCAAATCTATAACGTAATATCCGTTCTCGTCGGATATAATGTTAGCTTGCATATTTGGATAAGTGCCAATGTATGCCTCCATGTCAGCACCACTTGGAAGTGTCACAAGTATTTTGCGAGTGTTATTGTTTACATTCATGGTACTGTTGTTCTTCAAATTATTGGGGGTGTAAGCGGTTGGGTGAGTGTGATAAGCAATGTAAGAGTTGTATAGTAATTGATACGTTTCCGCGGTAATTGCATTTCTTAGTTGTGAAGTAAATCTCTGTGGATTGTTAAACTTAACCATAGATTTATTTGGATTGGGTCTAAATTCTATCTTACCAGCATATTCCCACCTGTTTCTAGAAGATTTCTTGTTTATATCCCTCAATTCAGTAACTATACGCCTCGGTAATCTAATGTTAATCTTATCCGAGGTGACTTTACCAACTTCAGCAATCATAGATAAGTCAGTTCTCTTTGGAGGTCTGTTAGAAGCGTTACGGTTATTCATACGCTTACGCTTTCCCAACATACTTGGACGAACTGTGTTGATGTTCATCATGTTGGGAGGAAGTATTCGGTTTAAATTAACATTTCTACTGCCTTGGTTAATGTTCATAGGTGATGCATTATTCCGCCTGTTAGACATCTTAATTTAAACATATATTTTTATTAACATTCTAAAAATATCTACTTAGGACGAAAAAATATGTTACCACTTATACTAATTCTATCTTTATCACTTGTATAAAAAGGATAAACCTGATGTGATAAGTCACTAGGAAAAAAACAACAATATCCATTCATACCAGGTGATAGTTCAATAATATATGACGACACTTCTCTACTTTCACAATCAGAAAACGCAAAAGTAAAATTACCACATACATCATTCATAGTACCTTTCGCAAAATGTAAATTACTTTCATCTTTGTGATGATAAGGTATTTCCATCCATATTACAAAGGAAATACACCATCATGTGTATGTAAAGGTTGAAATTCTCCTTTTTTTTGAAAGTTTACCCACATATCATGTAAATACGGTTCTAAATTAGCACCTTTTTCGTACCCAATTTTTTTATAAATGTTTTTAACTTCTCTATCTATAGACATAACCATATGAGGATTATTATTTGAGTCACATAAAATTTTAAAGATATTTTTAACAATTAAATTTTGTGGGTCATCAAGGTTGTATGAATGAGATATGTTACCAGCCAGATTTTCCTTCGCGGAAATTGGATTTTTCTTTGCTATCTCAATACGTTCCCATAGATAATCAATTATGTGTTGTGGAATTCTAAACATTTGTGCTAAAGTTGTTGAACCTACAAGAATAGGTTTAATTGAATGATTTAATGGATTTTGGACTACCTCCATTTTAGTTTATTAAAATTGAAATCTATAAGTTAGGTTTTATATTAACATTCTAAAAACTGGGAAGGTGCTCTCTAGAGCGCATCCAAAAAGTTGCCTCATCTACAAACTCAAAAGGTTCCTCATCTTCCGACGAAACATAATCTGAAAGAGCCTTCTCCTCCTTCTATTTCTTCTTCTTGAGGCGTTTCTCCTCACGAATGATCTGATTGGCCAAATCAGCAAGAGTAATGTCATTGTGGATGTCCCACATCAACTCAGCGATGGTGATGTCATCCTCATCAACAGATTCATCCTCCTCGTCAAACCTACAAGGGGTGTCAGTATCAACCTCCATGGGTTCAGCCTCATCAACGGGTGATTGGGGAACCGGGCCTCGGAGGTCAGGCATGTTACCAAACTCAACCTTTTCGGTGACAGGGGGGATGACGTTGATTTTAGTGTTGGGGCGTAGGGACGTGAGAGCAGCCAAAGTTTTTATGGCGGAAGGACCGGACGCGATGACTCGGGATTGGCCGGGTCGGGGGCAAGCGCGTTGGATCTCAAAGAGCATGTTGGTTGTTGGTTGTTGGTTGAAAATTACAGGAAATAATACCGACTTAGGTTATAATTTACACATAAGGGATGACGTGCTTGATCCAAAATTTTTTACGACTGATGGGGCTCCTACCCATGAAATCTTTCGATCTTAGAAGTAAATCAATAATACCATCTTGATTATAGACTTGTTTCACCCTGCCATTAATAACATCTTTGGAGATATACACACGCTTATTCTTGGGTATATTTCTAGATTCAACGTTAGAAAAGTTGGAGTTGTAATATGTGGATATGTTATTCTTATTGACATTATTGGGTAAAAGATTAGGGGCATTTCGTCTTTTCTTAATGTCATCAATCATCTTCTGTCTTTCCTTTTCCCTCGTCTGGGTATTCATATAATTAAAATTATTGGGTACCGGTGGTGGTAATCTCCCTTCTGCGCGCATTCTCCGAATTGTACCGGCTGTTAAACGCACCATTTAATGTAAACATATAAAATTATTTGTTGTTCCTACGATTATTATTGTTATTTGAGTTGGAGTTCCTACGATTGTTATTGTTATTGGAGTTTGAGTTGTTATTAGAATTGAGATTGCGGCGCTCGTCTCGTGTGGGACGTCTCATCCGTACGTTGTTATTATTGTTCGAATTAGAGTTTGAGTTAGAGTTGGCGTTACGGTTACCCCGGGATGACCTACCAGTGTGTACCCAATTAAGCACATCGGTAAGAGACCACGATGGATCAATTTTATCGTATCCTTTCCAACTCATACTAATTGTCTTAGTGCTGAAAGTTCCGTCATTATCAGGGAGCTGAACTGATCCCCTCCACAATCTAAGTGACTTCCCAGTCTTTGATGTAGTGGTCATGATATACGGGAAGGTTTTTGAAAAATATTTCCATTTAGCAGTCCCACGTTCACTTTTAGGTGTATACTTATGAATCATACCCCAAATGAACTTCTTAATGAAAGCAATACGTTTACGGGGATCGTTGGGTCCAGGGTTTTTTGTAAGACCAATCGCCAACATCATAGCGTAGATAGATTCCATGTAACAGAAATGGTGTTGTGACATTTCGTCGTATTGCTGAAGCCTGAATGCCCCCTTTGCAATCGTTTCACCGTAAGATTTTAGAATCTTGGTTCCATTACCATTCCTTCCACTACCATTATAATTCTCGTTCAAAAAGTTTTTATAATTAGTTGATACAAAACCACCCGTAGGCTGTACGTACATAACATCGATACCCCCAAGTGGGGTGTTGCGGACTTTTGCTTTACACCCAAAGATAGACCGTACTCGAGGAAGATCCCAAGTTGTCGGAGACTTTAGGGGTAGTCTATTTCCATTGGTTCTCGTCCATTTTCTTGCCACCGTTTCAAACGCGGATTGACCCTCTCCATACATAGAATCATATACACGCACCTTACCGTTTTGGTGCTTTAAATGTATGAGACCGTAGTGTCCCGTTCCATTTCCAAAAGTTTGATCAATTAAGATGAAGTTTTCGTGATGGTCTTGGGGGTACCGCTTTCTCTGTATATTGAGGTTATTCTTAGTAGTTTTGATTTGATACGATATGTATCCACGAGTTCCAATAATATCTTTCATGATTTGCTCTAACATACCGGGAGCGTGAAGATACCCCTTGGCAATTTCAGAAGCGTTCTCAATAGCGAGAAGCTTGATCGCGGCGTGTGTCATTTTGCCTTCTTTTGCCTTTTGTCCTGCTAGTTTTTCTATGTAATCATTTTGATCGAACTTCACACTATTCTCACCAATATCTTTCAAGAGTTGGTTGCGATTTGAACCCGCAGGTAAAAGTTTTACCGGTACTGGTCTGTTGTTCATCTATCATTAATACATATAATTTTCTATCTAAACCAATAACCATTCGCTGGACTATTGACACCACTATTTGTTCTAGAAAGGGCCGGTCTAATTTTATCGGGGATGAACGAGTAGAGTTTCTTTAACTCTTCACAAAGGGTTAAGTAGATGTTCTCGGGGTACTGTCTATGATTTGCATTATATTTTGAAGTACATTCATTACTATATTACACAGCTAAAACTTTAAGGTCCATTCACCAATCGTCCGGTGACGTCATCCACCCAAAAATAATGGGTTTCCGCGTCCCATCTATCACGATCGTAGACACGGGCACCAAGTACACTCAACTTGTGTTCCTCTTCCTTCGCGCACTCCTCCCACTTTTGCATCAATTCTTCATGCTTGCGGACATTTGCATTCAATTCGTTGCGCCTTGGAATCAAGAGCTCGTTGTGCTCACGACAGTAGTCGTCGTAAATCTTCTTCTCAAACGCAGGAAGTTTTTTGATCGTCGCGAGAGAAAGGTCGTCGTAGTGCATGTTCTTTCTCTTCGCCCTTTCAATCTCCGCCTCCGTTCCAATTTCCATCACGATTGCTCGAAGACCGTTGTCCACCAGCCTTTCCCAAGTCCAGGCTTCGCGAAGAGTGTATCCAGAGATGTTGCCAACCAAAGCTGTGTCATCTTCAACTTTCCCACTGGTGTAGCATTTTCGGCAAAATGCGTGGATAGCCTCAGCCTTTCGAACCGCGGACATACGCTTGATAAACGGGACGTTCTTCACCTCATTTTCCCATTTCTGAACCTCCGCCCACGTATGGTGCATGCTCCTCACATAATCCAGAAGATGATCCCTGATGATTTCAATGCTGACCTCTCGGCGTGCCTGCTCTGCAGTCCGTGTATCAGTCACTTGTTCACTATCAGATACATAGTCACTGTCATCATCACTGTTACTGTCCTCCTCGTCAGAAGAGTAGTAGAAGGGATCCTCGTGGAATGGCTTGTTGCCAGTAAGATGGTCGTTGATGCGTTTCATTTTATCAGCCATCTCCAGGTAGATGCCATCAGGGATCTTACTGGAGATGTCGTCAAGGCAGGACATAAGACTTTGAAGGTCTTCCATATTGGTTGATTTTTTTAGATAAAAATTACAAAGATTTCTAAAGACTTAGGTTGATTTTGGTACTTAGATGCTCTCGCTCAACATGCTGTGAAAATGTTCACAAAAGTTTTGAAGCTTGGGAACAATTTCTTGAGTCCACATCTCACCATTTTTTTGGATGAGGTATGACTTACTCTCACCATTATACGTCTCCACTAGGCGACAGTATTCAATTCCATCCATCATATGCATGTATGTCTGACACTGGATTTCCTCGTAGTCTCTCACACGATTGAAGAATCCATTTGCCCGATTCTTAATCTCAACAAGGATACGAGACCCATCCTCATTAGTTTGAATACGATCAACCCTCCCGACAACTTGGTAAAGGGTACCCTCAATCTCACAAATGTCATAGGTGTAATAGGTGTCGTCTTCAGTCAATTTTGACGCCATCTTATCAAGCTTTGCAGTCTTACCCTCGTTTCTGGTTCCATGGTTAGTAGATAGGGTCTTCCTAATATGCTCTTTGGCCTTCAACATATCTTGTGGAAGGAGACCAGAATGTTCAATCTGGTGGAAAAGTTTACGCGTCTGTTGTTTCACATCATCACTTGTATTGGATTTGAAGTTCTCAGCCTCGGTGAGAATCTTCTTCGTCGTCTCCATAGAATTGAGAACGATGAGTGCTTCTTCTTCTACAGTTTGTCCCTTGAATGTTTGAGGGCTGTACTTCTTCCACAATTCAGAAAGAAGTTCTGGTTGCCTCTTGAATTGACTCTTCCCGATAGCTGACGCAACCGATGAGGCACCGATGATCACCTTTGGTACACCAATCTTCTTGAGATTTCTCTCAGTTTGACCAATCAGATATGGATAGACCCTACCACATGCAATACAATCCGCGAGAGAGTTGTGAGCATTTTCAAAGTCCTCTCCGAATATGTTATTGTAGAGGACACCCAATTTAATGGGTTCAAAAAAGCGGTCCTTGTAAAGTTTCATCGTACACACAAAATCAAACCTATCGAGAAGGGATAGGTTCAGATCGTGACGAATCATCTCTGAACGAAGAACACTTTTATCAAACTGTGCATTATGCGCAATAAGCATCGTTGTGCGAGGACCAATAAACTTTATAAAGTCTACAAACACCTCAACAAAGGGGCGTCCTTGAAGCATGGCGTGTTCTTGGGTGATACCGTGAACCTCAATAGACTTCTCACTGATTTGAAAATCGGTTGGGTACACAATAGCATCAAAGGTGTCAATAAGACGCCCACGTGACGAAAAGCGAGCCGCAGATAGAGAGACTGCGCGACAACTGTCAAAATTCTTTAAAGTTTCTGGGGTAACTTCAACATTACGACGACCCTCGGGTAGACCCGAGGTTTCAAAGTCAAATGCAACGTACTGCATGCAACTCATGTTAAGGATGAAAAGGTTTAAAACTTTATATCACTTAGGTTATAAGAATGTGCTTTCCTTTTGAATGGTTCAGGAGAGAAATTCAAAGAACGCGAAACTTTAAAAGATTACATGAGTGTTCGTGTAACATATGTGGAGCCGTGTTTGAAACAATGGAACAACTGATTACACATATGGGTAGACACAAAACTGACGAAATTAATTATTTACTCCGACGTAACTACGGAACTGTTAGATGTAATAAATGTTTTATGGAGTTTAGAACAGTCGCCGACATGGAGGAGCATCCATGTACTACTATCATACGCGGACTTTCACCGATTCCGAGTGTTGATAGTCTTGAGTCTGTTTTGATTCACGAAGGGTAGGGAGGTATTTACATTCTATGATGCAATTACAAAAATTAAACTTTTCCATGAGCTGACGCTTAGACGCGAAACATTTTAGGGGTAAATATTTGTCATGTCTCCACATACGTATTACACGATCAAGCGCTATAGTCATACTTCACTCTCACTTTTAATTTTTAAGGCCATTCTGGTGGAGTGTCGTCCTTCTCTCTAACTGTCCAGCGACCTTTAAGAAGGGCCGAACGTCGTTCCCAATCAGTAATCTTAAGAGTTTGATTAGGTGGGGTAACGAGGGCGCCTTCATTGACGACTCTACATCGATAGCCACCAACATTACAAGTGTGTTCAAGTTCAAATCTTGAAGCAAATTGTACATAGGGTTTGTGATCCATTTCAGCTTCTAAGAGAGTCTTGTAACGAAATGCATCTTCAAAGTTTGTAAAGGCAACAATATCATCTTTGACTATGGCATTGTCATCGAGAAGTTTAACTGAATAAATACCATAATCACCATCTTCAATGAAAGCTAAGATGTGGAACAGACCATCGTGTTTAACGTCATCAAGACGTTTGCTGTTTAGGTTGTCAAGTGAATAATAACAACGAACCTTTCTCTGGATCGGCTTCTTTTTATAGGTGAAAGAAGGTACACGAAGTGCCGGGCATTTAGCGGCGAACATGATCCCAGATTTTTCCAACACTCCACTGGAGACCCAAGATTGCAATAGCGTTTTGGCAAGCCTCAACTAGAGTGTTCATTTGTTTACTTTTTATATTAGTTTTCATCTACTTAGGGGGTTCTTCTTCAAATGATTCTTCTCCGTACAAGTCCTCAATAACTTCAAGCATCTGTTCCACATCTTTTAGAGCCGACCTCGTTGACCGGAGATTCCATAGTGCCAAAGACTTAAGCCTCTTATTAGCCATTTTGTACTCCGTAATTTGACTCGTAAGTTGCCTGATCGTCACATCTTGGCAACGGCTTACACGTGGCATCTCCGGGTTCATGGCGCGCTGCCGCCAATGTCTATATTTTGGCGCAGCCTCTGGCTTCTTCTCAACCGAATTATACACACGGATAGGGGTAGCACAAATAGCAAACATCCTGTGTATAATGAGGGTTTTAACTTTAACTCGTTTATTTATTCAATTCCATGATAAGTTGTGAATTGAGTGTTATCTATAATAATACGAGGTGTTTGACCAATACATTTACATAAATGCATATACATAAAACATGCATTTCCATCACCGGATGCAAAAACTCTATTTCTCTCACGAGTATTGTTTTGTACTATCACCGTCATATATTGTAAAGCATCACCCATAAATTTACCCATTTTGAATTCTACACCAGCTCCTTTTGCATTCTTTTTTGCGGTGCGTATCTTTACTTCTTTATCATTAACTTTTAAATTAAAAAATGAATTATTATTTATTTTATTTAAATTGGTTTGCGCGACACCTCTTAGATTTACAGTAAGATTTACATCTAAAAATGTATTACCACGACTATCTTTTAAGATCATATTTGTAGGTCCAACGTGATAACGTGTGTTAAATTCTAAAAATGTCCGATTTCGTTTTTCTTCCGCAATCCAACTTCTTATCCGTGTGATATCATTTGCCAATTCATAGTAGCCCAATTTAAAACGACCCGGATCTATAAGACTTGCGCTGGCTAAATATGGATACAAATTTGGTGAATTGTTTATTGTTCGTGAGAGGCGTTGTTGATCATTTTCCATATCGAGAAGAACCATGTGTTTATTGTTTGTATTGATACGTGGTCGTGATATGTTATTTGCCCTTGTTCTATTATCTTTCAGTGTATATCCTAAAAGTTCTGTTATGGAATCTCTTAATACGGTTTCAAACCTACCTTTCAACGTTGGTGGAGCCTTACTCTTACCCGTCTTTGGACTCTTCTCCTTAGCCGCATTTTGTAATATTGTGAAAGTTGAGTCATATATAAATCCTCTTATCGCCGGAACTTTGTTTATTATTTTAGAAATCAATGTGTTTTGATTTATGTTACTTTTTGAGTTTTCGGGTACAATACTTTTCATGATATTCCACGAATTAGTGATATATCTATTTTCAAAGTAACCTTCCCTACCTGCCAATGTTGGTAAAAATGCTTCAAATGATGTTTCGTTATAATCGTCATGCCAACCATCTAACCACATCAAAAATAGAAATTCTGTAATCTGCATATCTGTTAATGTAAATTCTTGGGCTTTAAAATTATTTGCTGATGAAGAATACGTGTTCACACACATTAAATGCTCAGCTAACGTAATTAATGAGTTACGAGTTATTTTCATTCTTACTTTAAAAAAAGATTTGGGTAGTCCCACTGAGAACATATCATACAACAGAGCTAATACATAAGCTCTGTGTTGTTTACCCGCAGCATTATTTTGGGCATTTTCTCTTGATAATGCTAAAATTTCAAGTAATATCTTATCTTGGGTTCCAAGAATTTTGGGGGAACTTGCAGTATTTTTGTAATTATTGAGTTTTTGAATAAGAGGTCTTATATTTGTTGGACACGAAGTTCTACCGGACATTCTATTATTCATTTCGGCTTGTGCAGCAGCCTCGGCCTTAGCCTTAGCGGCAGCCTCGGCCTTAGTCTTAGCAGCCTCTTTTCTAAGCATATTCAATTCATTAGCATTTCTTTGTCGTTTTTCAGCTATAGCTTTATTAATTACAGCTTTGTTAGCGGCAGCTTTGTTGGCTTCAGCTTTAGCAGCAGCAGCCTTCTTTTTTTGTCTTAAATTAACTATCGTAGCTTTGTTAGCAGCGGCTTTGTTAGCAGCGGCTTTGTTAGCAGCGGCTTTGTTAGCAGCGGCTTTGTTAGCAGCGGCTTTGTTAGCAGCAGCTTTGTTAGCAGCAACTTTGTTAGCAGCAGCTTTGTTAGCAGCGGCTTTGTTAGCAGCAGCTTTGTTAGCAGCGGCTTTGTTAATATTTCTTTGACGTTTTTCGGCTGCAGCCCTAGCTTTTTCAACTTCGTTTATTCTTCTTTTTTCGGCGTTGATTATTCTCAATAAATCAACAGTTTTACGGTTGTTACCTATAACATTATTTATTTTATTCTCAAGCCGCTTTTTTAAATTTCCACTAGGGAGTTGTCTAAGCTGGACTTTTATTCTATTTTCATCTTGATTTGCCTGTCTAATCTTTGCATTAATTTTATTTTTCATTATCTGATATTCTCCCGTGTTAATTGCCCTTTGTAATCTATTATTAGTAAATTGATTAACAATTCCACGAGGTAACGAGTTTCGCAAAGTTTGTAAATTAATCATATTACGCTGCTGTGTACGTGCTAATGACGCTGCTGCAGTTAATAATGGGGGTTGGAACCTTACCCTTTTCGTCCTGTTCACAAGCCCATTATTTCCAGTAATTTGAGATCTCTCATTTTCAGATTCATTACTATTAGACATTGGGCGTAGTACTGTATTTGGGTCTTCACGTCCACGTTTCATTCCCTGAGCTGTACTCATGTCTACAATTTAGTAATATTTTAATCAAAACTGACAAAGCAGTCAATCTCGTTACACTTCTCGCGACCAACTAGGTCATAGACCCAATCACCATCAACAATCTCATCTTCGATAAGTTTGTCCTTGAGTTCCTCAAGCTTATCACGATTTTCCTGAATGATATCCACAGCCTCCCTGTAACAGTTGTCAACAAGGCTGTTAATCTCAAGGTCAACAAGTTTGGAAGCCTCGCTAGACATGTTACGGTAGTCAAACTTATACTTGCTGAAACCGTATGTGGTAAGCATCTCTCTGGCAATCATGTACACCTGGGAATAGTCACCCGAGGCACCCGTGGTGACACGATCCTTACCGTAGATGATCTCTTCAGCTGCACGACCCCCGAGGGCAACCTTGATTTGAGAGAGGAGATACTCCTTTGTGTACATAGCTGACTCAGCATTCTCCTCTGAGGGCTGGAAGAAGGTTACACCACCCGCGCCGCCACGTGGAATGATTGAGACCTTACGAACAGTATCATAGTCTGGAAGAATAGCACCCACAATGGCGTGGCCAGCCTCATGATAGGCTACGAGTTCCTTCTTCTTTTGGGAAAACTTTGTATCACCCTTCGCGCCCACAACGACGCGCTGATATACATTCTCCATGATATCCGTAGTAATTGTCCCGTCACCGTCCCGGACAGCGCGGATAGCACACTCGTTGAGTAGGTTTGCCAGATCTGCACCAGAAAATCCCGTAGTCTGCTTTGCAACACTATCAAGGTTGACATCACTCGCGAGCTTCTTATCACGTGCATGCACTCCCAAAATCTTCTTACGACCTCGGACACTGGGGAGACCAACTTGGATCTTACGATCAAAGCGACCTGGGCGGAGTAGTGCATCATCAAGAATATCAATTCGGTTAGTAGCTGCAATGACAACGATACCAGTCTCATTGTCAAATCCATCCATCTCTGTGAGGAGCTGATTAATGGTTTGTTCCCTTTCATCGTTAGAAGGAGCACCTCCCGCACTCCGCTGTTTACCAACGGCATCAATTTCATCGATGAAGACAATACAAGGTTGGTTTTCCCGAGCAGCCTCAAAGAGATCTCGTACTCGCTTGGCACCAACACCGACGAACATTTCAACAAAGTTTGCCGCAGAGCATTGGAGGAACGGAACATTAGATTCACCTGCAATAGCACGAGCAAGTAGAGTCTTACCCGTACCAGGCTTGCCAGCAAGAAGAGCTCCACGTGGGATTCTGGCACCGCTCCCGAAATAACGTTCGGGTTGCTTAAGAAAATCTACAATCTCCTCAAGCTCATCCTTGGCAGCATCAATACCCTCAACATCACTGAAGCGAGTCTCAATATTCTCTTCAGCCTTGAACTCTTTGTTCTTTAGGAAAGGGTTGCCCATTGGACCAGCACCTCCACCTGAGCCAGAAAACATAGCACGAAGCAAGAAAAAGGCAAGGGAAATCAGGAAAAAAGTAGACAAGTAATCAAGCAAAGATGTAGGGGTAGACATGTCAATCATAACATTTGCATCGCTCTCAGTGAGTGTTTGCCAAAGTTGTTCAGTCTGGACAATTCGTGTGTCCCCATAGTTACCCTCGTCATCGTCATATATCGCAAGGTTTTGGTTAGGTTTAATTACAACTTGGGGAAGCTCATTATTCTTGAGTCCCTTTACAAAATCACTGTACGTTCTCGGATGATATACACGTTCTCGTTTTACCTGAGAAGAATCAACGGTAACAGATGGAGCCACAGGTAATTTAGCTGAGAGACTGAACATCTTTTGTTATATACAGTTTAAAGTTTTAAATGACTTTTAACACATGAGCAAAATTCAACTTGTTGTCAAATGTGTGTATAATGGAAAATATAACGTATTTACTATTGCTGATGATGAGTATATAGGCCCAACCATAAATGCTGGTCATGAATGGGATGGCTGGATGAGGGAAGATGTTCAAAAGTACTTTGTACCGGGTACGGAGATATTTGACATCGGTGCAAATATTGGTTACAACTCTTTAATGTTTTCAGATTATGGACCCGTATATGCATTTGAACCCATCTACCACAAGATTGTAAAGCTCAACATAGAAAACAATAAACTGAAACACAAAATGTATTCAGTACCCATAGCACTTTCAAATAATTCAGAACCTGTGAGTATGTATTTACCAAATTCAGTTAAGGGCACGGGTCTGAGAAACTACGGGGGAACATCTATGTATACGTTTGATGGTACAGATCATTCAAGTGAAACAAAGGTAGAATGCCGTCGCTTGGATGATATATACAAGGGTAGAGTTTCATTCATAAAATTGGATGTAGAGGGACATGAATTACAGGTTCTTGAGGGTGCAAAAAATGTAATACTGGGAAATCTACCTACGTTACTAGTGGAATTGATTGACTATGAAAACAGTAAAGTGCCATCATTTCTTAAAGAACTTGGTTACACCATGGAGCCAATTGAGAGACCCGAGAAAATGTTTCTTTTCCCCAGTCCTAGAACATATAGTGCATCTCATTAGTCTTCTATTATGAACACAAAGTTCCGAGTATTTGCAAGTCATGCACATCTCTCTTATCTCTCCGTGAATACATATAGGACCACTGTTACATGTTTTACACTGAACATATGTGACACCGTGTGGACATCCACCAGATGGCATTATTAATATAATTAATACATATCTTTATATCTAGCAAATTTCATTTTTTCCATCATGTAGTACATTTGATAAGCATCTACCACACTATCTGACCAGTATTGTTCAGGCATACATTCTGGTATACCCTCTTTGGAGTAGTGTGCTTTTTCACTTCGCCTCTCTTCAAAGGTGGTAGGACGATGATCCCAAAGCCACATGAGGTGTTCCGCACATGTGTGTATTTTGCCATATCTACGCGTGTACTCTAGGGTAAGAGCAATCCCAATCTTACACGCGTACATATAGTTATCCAAGCTTGACGCCACCCACATGGTCATTGGGTGCTTGGGATGTGCAGGTCTGTACCCACGTCTAGTTTTGTCCTTAGTCCAAGGAGCGTTTTGTGCAACGTAGTCTTCTTGTTGTGCAAAATGCCAAGCCATGTAGAGCATCTGTGTAATCTCAAGTTGTATTTTAACGACGTGTTGATCACATGACATGGTGGCGATTTCTTTTGGTATGAGAGAAAGAAAGAATATGTTCATCTTTGTAATCAGAAGTCACTCGGAGGTTAGGTTGATAGATACGAGCTTCCACTTCGCCGTAATAGAATTGTCCCTCACCGAGTTCCCAAACTTTGTGGGTTGTAGCTTCTTTTGCGTATTTTACAGCTTCTCTTATGTCCCAAAAAATGGCACGATCAAGGATGAGGTTACCGACGACAACGTTTGCGATGAACATTTTAAAGTAATTTTACAATGTTTGTGTATGACTTAGGCTATTTTTATACTCATGATCATGTTGAACATCAAGTTTAATCATCCTCAATTTTTCTTCTCCGATAGCAAAAGCCATGATTCTCTCGTATAGTCCAGCTAGGTGACCAAAGTGTTTTTGTTCAACTATAGAAGCTATCTTACTATAAAATTTATCAACCCATTTCATCACCTTCTCGTACGTTTCAACGGGTATTATATAGCTATTAAATAGTGGATACACATCACCTTCATCAAATGAAAATGCTTTATCATGGAAAAATACATAATGACTAATGAGGTACGCCATAACAGGTGGTTCATTCCATGTTTCTTCGGCACAAAACTTATAATTGTGTGCTTCAATAAACAGACAAGTTGGTATAGAATCGTGGATGTGATTCACAATTGTATCTATTACAGTCGTGTCAAACTTCATGTCATATTGAAAGAATCCCACGTATCTATAGTTCTTGTGCATATTGTTAGCTATGACGTGGAAAATAGCTGAGTTTTCTTTGTACCCCTTCTTTTGAAACTGGTCAATATATCTCGGAAGTTCCCATTCGTTTACAATGTTATATTTATTAGGTGTGTAACTTTTTTGAATATCTTCATTTACTGCGATAAATGTAAAGTGTTTATCGAGTATTTCTTTCGGAATATCTTCATAACATTCGTCAAATATCTTTTCGTGAAATACGACGAATATATGAAAATCTTCAGACATTTTATTATTTATTAAGGTCAGACCTTTAAATAAAATATCAATAAAAATTAAGGGAGATGAGTCAACAGTCTTTGTGGGATGCGTTGCCGGTTGAACTTCAAGACATTATCATTGAAAATTCATTCGAACTTTGCAGAGAGGAATATCTTCAAGCGAATCGTAAACACCATAATAAGAACAAGAAGAAACGCGAACGAAGTTTATTGACTGCGGATATGATACGATACATCATGTCAAGTACGGATGCAATTGAAATGATACAGTGGGCTTTTCCAGTGGAACTCATAGAGTTGGAACTCTTGGTTGACCCACCGGTTGCGGAAGTTAGGGACTTTGATTATAATGAATATTATGATATATTCTTAAAACGTGCTATTGACTATCTAGAAGATCCTTCAAACAAAGACGAGTGGGTGTGTCCCTCAGAAGATCAATGGATTACAATGTTTACCAAGCTAAATGATTTTCATAGAAAGCATAGCCATCTCAATATACTCTCTGAAATAGATGGAACCCCAGACTTATTCGTGTGGTTAGAATACCAAAAGGATCCTGACACAGAACTATCTAGAGAAAAGCGACACTCACTTCGGTCACTCGGGGTTCGTCTTCCACGAATGAGAAGAGATTAATCTGAAAAGTATTCTTCCTCCACAGGTTCCTCTTCAACGTCATCCTCAACTTCGGGTTCCACATCCATGCCTTCATCCTCACCAGGTACGTCATCCTCCTCCTCGTCATCTTCGGGTGGCTCTTCGTCTTCAACATCTTCTTTTTCTTCCTCTACAACTTCTTCCTCTTTCTTTTTCTTTTTAGTCTTTTTCACAGGCTCCTTATTGAAGAGCTTATCTAACACCTTTTCAACCCTTTTTTGTTGCTCGGCGTTTTTGGCAAAACCTTTCTTGATTTTTTCCAAAAATTCTGTACTGAAACCCATAGATTTATAAGCTTGTATGATGCTTTTCATTGGAGGTCTCTTGGCTTTACTGTAGTACTTCTCATGTAAAGTTGCAATTGACGCATCCAATTTTATACGCACAATACCACTCTTGAGAATCTTCATTTTGACATATACACGATCACAGAAAGTGAGTTCGGGTTCTTTTTTTGGTTCCGGTTTAATCGGTTTTTCACATTTTGGAAGCTGTGGGTCTTTGTAAGGAATACCAAGGGTCTCGTTGTTCTTTTTTAACATTTTCAAATAGTCCTCTTCTTTGTAGACTGGTGCAGGTACATATTTGTAAAACGTGGTTGGACCTGGGTTAAGCAGCCCGTGCAAGAACGACCCCTCTGTAATTTTGTGTGGTCCACGAGACGTGTGGACCACTTTAGGTCTGGACGAGGGTCGCTTGTACATGCTCATCTTGAGAAAGTGGTGCGTTCTCCTCTAACTTAGGTTGAAAAAAATCCAATTCACATCTGATGACATGTTCAGATTGTTTATTAAGATGGGTGTGGTACGGACCCCAGATCTCAATTACTTTCCTATTCTTGTCATACCAAAGGTAATCAAGTCCAAGAAACTTGGTAAGCCAATAGAATCGCTTTCCAGTCTTACCAATGAAGGAAAAGATGTGATCCTCAGTGTAATCACTGACATCCATCTGAGAGTAATGAGCGCTGGGAGGTTGATAAGGAGCCATCACTTCTAGTTTATTGAAGTTGTAATCAAAACCTTATGTAGGTTTATATAAGATGATCTTTGTATCAGCCTTTATAATACTTATTTTGGTTCCCGTTGGAACTCTTTGGTTTGAGCTTTCTTCTCTAAAAACTCAGCCTTAAGACGTATACACTTTTGTGAATACACTTGTTTTTGATTCTTCTTGTCGTTTTTCGTAACACGCTTTTTCGGTTCCTTGTAATCCATGGAATATATATTTAGTACAAGATTGATTTTTAGCTCTATGTTCCATTACCCATTTAACCCAATCTTGTCTTCTTAAGTAGTCAACATCCTTTATTTCCAAACCCCTGTATTTGTCCAATAATTCGTGGAAAGTGACGTAATCATCAACCGTGGCAAACTGGTTACATTGTACATGAACTTCTCTGGTATCATCTCTACATACAAATGAAATATCTCTACGACACATGGGGCATGTGTGATTTTCACATTCTTGGTACCAATGGGTGATGCACCGGTAACAAAATGAATGACCACATTCTAATGTATAATCGGTATGTGTTTTATAACACACCGGGCATTCCATAACTAAATATTGATTGTATTATTTAAGCCTCCTCATCCTCATCTTCATCAACTAGGGATTCGTCATCATCTGTGTCAGTGTCAGTCTCTTCAGATTCAGAGCATACGAAATCTTCGTCATCGCTATCATCAATCATCTCGTAGCCATTGTGTGATTTAAAATAGAGGCCGGTGTCTTCTAGACGTTCCACGTCATAAAATCCGGAAACGGAATCTTTTGAAATTGTCTCAGCATTAGAAGAAAAATCATAAACACCGTTCCGCTTCGGTTCTAAAAAATTGATAACATAACTATCGTGTTCTTCGCGTACAATCCTCGCAATCTGGATAGTGTCGTCTTCGCACGTAACATCAACGATCATGTCTGTATTACGCAGTATTTAAATCTTTAATAACATTAATATGATAGGTCCAGCTGGCCCAAATGATGCAGCGATGTTTGACATAGATGATACACTCATATGGTCAAACGGACAACCAAACACACCTATCATTCAATTATTACACAGTATGAAATCACTTGGATATAAAATTGTCATCATCACAGCTAGACCAGGGATAGAAATAGGTGTAAAGATGACAATTAGACAGTTGAAAGATCATGGGATTGTTTACGATTATTTGGGATTTACGAGTGCACAAACAAAAACTCTTATGAAAAGAAAGCTAGGCTACAACTTTGTACTTTCAGTTGGTGACATGCCAACCGATTGGACTGATTCTAAATACTACATTAACACTTCCAGTTACGGTCACAGTTGAGACACGTAACATATGTCGTCATGGGTTCGTCCGCCGACCTCGTTTGAAGTTGGTAGTAGGTTGTCTTCTTTGACCTACAACGTCCACACGTGAAGAACCCTTCTTGGTTCTTAACTTCCTGTGCCAAATAAGCCTTTCTCATTTCCTTGATGATTCTATCCTCCATTTTCTTCGCGTAAGGTCCATCTGGCCACAAGTCTTCTGGTCTCATCTCAATGACATCCTTAGTCTTAATTTTTTTGTCAAGAATCCAACCTTTCAAAACTGGTGAGTTTTTCAAATTATGTTGAATTTGAAGGAATTTTTGTTTGTAGATACTTGAATACTTGTGATTATCCCAAGCAGGTTCCTCGTCAATTGCGCGAGCCCTATCCATCGCGTGGTTCAATATGTTCTTCTCGAGATTTATACAGATTGTATCATCTTTAGGAATCTCGAGGAGAGCCGAGATACGATCAACCACGAATTGACGAGTTGGGTTCTCCATTCTTATTCTATAAAATTACAATATTTTTAAGTGACTTAGGGCAGTGGTAAACCTTCGTATGGATTATTTCTAGAGCAATCCTCCATGTTTTCAGGAGAGCACGTATCAAAAAATTGGGAAGTGCGGCGCGCAGGGTTAGTATCAACAAAACCATATCGGTAAGCCGATTGATCTGGTATATACTTTTCCTTGCATTTCATCATGAGAAAAACGACAATGACCGCGACGGACACTAAGAGTAACGCTCTGTTGTTCATTTACATTCTGTTGATATTTTTTTGTGGTGGGAATTCAAGATGACTGTGGCTGTACTGATAAAAGAACAATTTGGGAACATACAAGAAATAGACTTGGATATTGATCCAGTTAAAAATGAAATTTTTTTGAGATTGGGTGGACCCGCGACGTTTATAGGTCAGTGGCCGGACCTAGATGTTGTAATAATGAAATCTACATGCGGAGAGGGGTTTAACCACAATAAACTTCCATCACCATTTGACGCTGAAGAAGTGTATGGACCTGTATTACTCGTTCGTATGGATGAAAACTCAGACCCTAGAGACTTCACCCTCGAAGAGTACCTCAGTTTTGTTAGAGGGGATGAAAGCATCACCGTTTAGAACTGCATTCGTATACTTCATAGCCAATTGAAAGTGGATGTACGCCCAATCCATGGGGTTACCCATCTTTGGACTTCCCTTGAGAGGATTGTTGTTCACGGTTCTGGAAATATCATATCTCTCACCACCTGTAACTTTTGCCATACCCGCACCAACTTCCTTGAGCCACATGACGTGCTTTTCGTTCTTACAATCAAAGTTTTTAACAAAATCAGCCATGTTTATATTACTTGGGATTCTTTTCTATAAGTAGACGCGCACTTGGATCAGTGATTTTTGTCCATTTAGGTCTCCAAATCTCAGAGATCAAATGATCACTATCTCTCCCATACATCTTCCAAAATATAGTTCTGTACAGAGCCTCCTCTTTCGTAAGAGGGGTATTATGACCATGTGACATTTTCTTCGTATCTCTGAAACACGAGTCATCCACGTTATACTCGGCGTACTTCTTGATCTCGTCCACCCAATTTGTACCCACCGCGTCGCTCATCCCATCTTTCTGCCTCCACAAAATCTCATCTGGAAGGTATCCCACGAACGCCTCTCTAAGGATTTTCTTCTCAATGTCCCCAATCTTATTATTTTGATTCATAGTCATACATACATCTATGAAGTTCTTATCTAAAAATGGTACAATCAGATCAAGACCATGGGCACCCGCGCATCTATCCGCCCTCAACCCATCAAACTGATGAATTAAACGAAGACGGCGCATGTTTTCACATGCAAATTCATCCACATTTGGTGCGTTATGGAAATAGAGGTAGCCACCCAAAATCTCGTCACTTCCCTCACCCGAAAATATATATCTACATGTGGTGTGTTGCTTGATATATTTACACAGAAGCCACATTGGAGTGCTGGCTCTCACGGTTGTCGTATCGTATGATTCTAGAGAATGAATCACATCGTTGAGATGTGCAAGACCCTCCATAATAGTAAACTTTACCTCGGTATGATCGGTATCCAAGTACTTTGCAACTTTGCGTGCAGCCTCCAAGTCTGGACTTCCCTCTAAACCTATGGAAAATGTCTTAATCTTACCCAACTTTCTAGATGCAATTGAAGCAATGAGGCTGCTGTCCAAACCACCAGACAAAAGGAATCCAATGTCACGTTCAGTATTATTGATGCGTTCATGTACCGCGTGTTCTAAAGTGTTTTTCAATTGCTCATGACAATTTTCATTTATATGCTTAAAAACTCTCCAATATCCGGTATGATAACACACAAAATCGTTGATGTAAGAGTCGTAGATATGTCCAGGTGGAAAAATCTCAATTTTTGAGTTTAAGCATAACAAAGCCTTAGCCTCGCTTGCAAAAGCAATTGAATCTGTATCATATCGTGTGTAAAATAGAGGTCTCACACCAACGGGGTCTCGTGCGGCCATCACTCGCTTACCATTGGTGTACACTAAAGCAAAATCACCATTAATATGATTCATGGCATCCATGATACCAAAATATCTAATCATAGGTATCAAAACCTCACAATCACTGTTACTCGTTTCATTTCCTGTACGATAATCACGATGATTGTAAATTTCACCGTTACATATTAACATGTCATCACCTTGTCTGAAAGGTTGCATACCAGCATCTGTTAAATCATTGATGGCGAGGCGATAAAAATCCATACGACATTTGCCCAACGTTTTTGTACGATAGTCATCCGGACCCCGGTGAGTGAGAAGATGGGAAGAGATTTCCACATCATCACCAAAGAGAGCTAAGATGCCACACATATTTATTGTACAACATATGATACTTTTAAGTTATTCAACCTGATATTTAAACTCCATCAGTTGTCTAAATGCATCCTCATCTGCTTCACCGTCCCATTCTTGACCAGAGAAAGACACACGTTGTTGATGTTCTCCATTTGGATTATGTGCAAAATCGGTGACGCAAATGAAAGATATATTGGTACGTCGTGCCATATTGTAAATGGTTTCGTAGTCGTATGTATCAAGTGATATATATTCCCTTAATTCTTCCGGACTTCTCTGTTTGAATTTAACTTTACTTTTTACAGTACTCACTTCTCTGGACATATCCATGTTAGGCCAAAAACCGTGTTTAGATCTAAATGTTGTTACATAATTTACAAAAACCTCTGCAGTTTTCTTATCGTTGAAGCAAACAAACCGACTTTTTTTGTTTGGATCTACGATACTTAGAAAAGCCTTTGTAGGTTTCATTTGGATGAAGTGGTATTCCATCTTATAGTAATCCTACAAAAATATCTAGCGTATCTTTTATATTTGTTGGCGGGAAAATAGATTAGAGACAATTATCTAACATAATGTATATGAACTTTCCCCAAACACCCGGTCAGTGTAAATATATGCTTGCCCTTAGGTCCCCGAAACCAATTGTAGTTGGGACTGGTCCAGCTGGCACAGGTAAGACTATGCTTGCGTGTCAAATAGGTATAGAGCACATTCAAAACTCGTTTAGTAGGGGTAAAGTTATTCTGACAAGACCTATTGTGGCTGCGGATGAAGACATGGGGTACTTACCAGGTGATATGGATAAGAAAATGGAACCATGGACGAAGCCCATGTTTGATATTTTTGAGAAATATCTGTCAATCAACCAAATGGATCGTTGTATCACTATTGAACCCCTTGGATATATGAGAGGTCGTACTTTTGACAACACTGTGATCATAGCAGATGAGATGCAGAATAGTACCCCTAATCAAATGAAAATGCTTCTTACTCGTATAGGTTACAACACCAAATTGATCATAACCGGGGATTTAGAACAATCGGATCTAGGTGAAGAGAATGGTCTTGCGTATCTGACGTATAAGTTACATGGAATGGATTATGAATATGTGAAACACGTAGAAATGGATGAAAGAGATGTTGTTAGACATCCAGCTGTAAATGAAATACTTAAAGTGTTGAATGTATAATTAGAAAGTATGAAAAAAGTGATTATTGCCCTCCCCGGTCGTGAATATTCGGGTAATTTTATTAAAAATTGGTCAGAGACTCTTATGGTCCTTACACAAAAAGGATACAAGGTGACTCTCGCTAATGAGTATTCGAGTTTTGTACCCTTTTCTAGGATGAAAACTCTGGGTCTAGATGTCACACGCGGCGCTACACAGGTTCCATTTGATGGTAAATTGGACTATGACGTGTGGCTCACTATAGATTCAGACATCTTTTTCATTCCCGAACAAGTCATTGAACTTATTGAAGATACGGATAAGTATCCAGTTGTATCTGGACTCTATAGAATGACCGATCTCAAGCATTATGCAGCTGTAAAGAAATGGGATACAGAGTTTTTCAAGAAACATGGAACATTTGAGTTTCTCAAAGCCGATGAACTAGACACAACCGAAAAATATATGAAAGTTGCATATAACGGTATGGGATTCTTCGCGTGTCGCAAAGGTGTCATAGAGAACTTGAAGTATCCATACTTTAGTTATCCACTCATAGAGATGGAAACTGAAGATGGGAAGGTTTTGAGGGATATGTGCTCCGAGGATGTTGCATTTTGTAAAAATCTCAAGGACGCTGGATATGATGTAGTTGTGAATACGACCCTCCGTGTTGGTCATGAGAAAACTCTTGTAATTTAAGACTTTGAACATCGTTATTGAGAAACTTTGTTTTCTTGTTCAATTCTTTGAGTTTTTCTTCTACCAAAACCTTCTCTTGTGAATATCTTTGTAGAACCTTTTTCATTTTATCATACCATTCATATAAACGTTGGAGATCTTCATCTATATCTTTGTATTTTGAAATCAATTTATAGTCAAATGGTAGATCTCGAATATCGGCAGCAATTTCGTCTAACCGAGTTTCGAGACCGTCACACTTGTCTTTTAGTTCCGCGTGAGATTCCATACTTACCATATGATTCTGTTTTATTTTTTAATACGCTCCAATACGTTCAAATCTGTTTTCAGAATCTTTCATAATTTCTGCGGCTCTCGGACATTCTGTTATTACTTCAACAACAAAACCAGTTTCTACTGGTTCAAGTTTTTTAGCAAAAGGTTCATAAGCGTTGTGACTACAATGCACCATACTTTTATTTGCTACGTATGGATATACATATTGAAATAAAAACATTTGATCAACAATGTAAACATCTCTATTTTCTGGTAGATTATCTCTAAAATTATTCATCAATTCTAGACCGGGTATAAAATTGAGTGGTGGATGATTAACATTCCTGGCACCGGTTGGGATACCGATGTATTCCAAGCAGTTATTTTTTACACCAAAACTTCCAGCGATGATTGGGCATGTGTGGTGTTTGTGATCTCGTATGATGTGGAAATCTTTATCAGATTCAAGCCATTCATTCACACAATCAACTTCTCGTTGTGTAAATCGTGAATCCGCGTCTCTAACAATGACGGTTGCATCTTTGATGAACAGGTCTTCAAATCTCCACAGAGTATTTGAAGCTTTAGTTTTAGTGCCTGGGTGATGAATCATTTCAACGTTATCCTGTCCTTTCAACCAATCCATGATATTTTGGGGTACTGTGTCATTGTAATGAACACGAACAATCCATCCCTCATAGAACTTCTTTGCGTCTAAAACATTTTCAATAATCCCATAAGTATACACTTTGTTGTCTCCCCATAAAGAATACGTAATATACTTCATTGTTATTTAAAGGGGTGTTTACTTTAACTTCTAAAATGGTGAAGATTTCTTACGCTATTTGTGTATGCAATGAGGATCGTGAGTTAAACTCACTCGTAAACTTCCTACTCAAGGTTAAGGATGAGGAGGATGAAATCAATATCCTCGTTGATTCTAAAAATGTCACCCCTGAAGTTAGAGAAGTGTTGAAGTCCCACGGTGACAATATTGTTGTAAACGAGAGGGAATTTGACGGAAAGTTTTCCGATCATAGAAATTATCACGCGACCAAATGTACCGGTGACTATATCTTTGCCATTGATGCCGATGAGATGCCACAAGAAGCGCTTATCACCAACATCAAAACCTTTGATGGAGACATCATGTATATGCCACGAATTAACATCTGTCCGGGTTATACCGCTGATTGGATTACCGACTATAAGTTTAACCTTAATGAAATGGGGTGGGTCAATTGGCCAGATTATCAAGGTAGGTACTACAAAAATAATGGAGAAATCAAATGGTCTAACGATCTTCATGAGAAACTTGAAGGCCCCAATCCAGACAAAGTGGCTATGTTAGAAGCCAAACCTCTCGTCGCACTTTGGCACATCAAGACTGTGGAGAGGCAGGATCGCCAAAGAGCCTACTATGAGTCTCTTTAGCCGCTTTAATCCTATACTCAAGGTCTGTAGAAGGCCACTGAATTAAAAAATCACCCTCTTTCCATTGTCCATCGGTCCCAAGAATATCTTTGTATTCAGATCTGTTCTTGAGAAGCGGTAAATTAGAATAGTCATAGGAGTTCATCACACGTTGTGGGAGAACCTTCCCAACACTTGCCCACAGGGTTCCACCGGGTGTAATTCCACTCTCGCGAAGGTGACTACCGATGAACATATCTTGGATAAGTTGATTCTCATAGAGATACCAATTTCTGTACACGGGCATACCGGCGATAATAGTGTTTATAAAAGCTTTGCCGACTACATTATTTCTGATGAGCATGTTACCACAGTTTATACCATTGCAATCAGCTGGAATCAAAATATGGATATTGGGACCCGCATGTTCTTTGATGATATCTTCAAGTTTGGTTTCCATATTTGTAATCATAACGTCTGTGTCTGTATTGAAAATCCATTCAACTTCGGGGTGTTGTTGCATAATCTTCCGAATCACAAAGATTTTAGCCCAACCCATTGGAATATGTGTGTCTGGAATGGGTGGTTGAGGTTTAGCCATCATTGGTTTTCCGGCGATAGAAGCACCACCATCACTCGCGTAATGTAGTTGGTACCCATGTTTATCACAATATTGCTTTTTGTTTTTGTGTAGAGTCCATTCGGCAAGTGGTTCATATTTTTCATCATGGACAGATACAACAGCTATCATCTTATAAGATAGAAGATCTGTACGTCTTTAACTTAAAGATTACATCGGTTCATAAATTAGCATGAAAAGGACCATTTTGAATCTTTTTAGAAACAAGCTTAATAAGGTCAAAAGCGTGGGTATAACTTCATATGATTATCCAACTTCACGTATAATCAACAACTGTAACGTAGATTTCATTGTAGTTGGTGATACAGCTGGTTCAACGGTCCATGGAATTAAGAATTTAAATGAAGTTCCTATGAGTATGATGTTAACACATTGTGAAGCTGTAAAACGAGGTTCACAAAACCAATTTCTTGTTGGAGATATGCCTTTCATGTCATATCAACCATCAAATGAGACAGCCATTCGTAACGCGGGTGAGTTTGTGAAGGTTGGTATGGATGCCGTAAAAGTTGAGGGGTATTTCCCAGATAGAATTAAATCAATTGTTGACTCGGGAACTGTGGTTATGGGGCACTTGGGTCTTACACCCCAAACACAAGCTAGATTGGGTGGATACAGGATTCAAGCCAAAACAAGTGATGAGGTAGATAAGCTTGTAAGTCAAGCTAGAGATGTAGAAGAGAACGGTGCTTCTCTTCTCCTTTTGGAAGCGGTACCAAAGGAAGTCTCTAGAATAGTTAGAGATGAACTCAAAATTCCAGTGTATGGTATAGGTGCGGGTCCATGTGTAGATGGTCAGCTTGTGATATCCCATGATATTCTAGGTATGTTTTGGGATTTCAAACCAAAGTTTATTAAACAGTACATCAACGGTGAACAAATGTTTCACAACGCCATTAATGAATACGCGAATGATGTTCATTGGAAAAAGTTTCCTTCGGACGAGCATAGCTATAATATGAAACCCGAAGAACTAGAAAAATTATTGGGTATGTCAGGAAGTTCGTGGAAATATGATTAAAGTTTTAGCTCCATAAAATAACATATGAACACCTGTGATTACATTATAGAAACGTTGTACCTTAATGGTATAGACACGTATTTTGTAATAACAGGTGGAGCTATTGTCCCATTTATAAACGCAATCTCTAGAAATCATAAAGTTAAGTACTATTGTTTTCAACATGAACAATCTGCTGCTATGGCTGCCGAGGGGTACTACCGAGCTTCTGGTAAGACAGCTGGTGTAGTTGTTACTAGTGGACCGGGTGTTCAAAACATTCTAAATGGTGTATGTGGGTGTTGGTATGATTCCGTTCCAGCCTTTTTCATCAGTGGACAGGTAAACACAAAAGAGGACCTCTCCAACTTCAAGTCTAAACCTAGACAGACTGGGTTTCAGGAGATGCCTGTGGCTAAGATGTTTGAGGATGTTACGAAGAAGTCCCTACATGTCCCAGAACTTTCTCAACTTGAGGGTATTCTCAAAGAACTACTAACAGAACTTAAGACACCTAGATACGGCCCTGTTCTCATGGACCTACCGGTAAACCTCCAAATGTCTTCAATTGAAGATGTTAATATCAATCTCATCACACATAGTCACCGGGTTACCCGACGATACGATATTTCAGAGTATCTGTACAAAAGTAAGAGACCCGTTGTTGTGTTTGGTCACGGTGTAAAACTGGCGGGGGCAGAAAAGGAAGCTATGGAGTTTATTAAAAAGACGGGTATACCCTTCCTCGTTTCTTGGGGTGCATTTGACATATGTGCTAGTGATCACCCACTTCGGGTAGGTTCTCCGGGTGTATATGGTGATCGGGTATCAAACTACGTCATTCAGAATGCAGATCTCATCATATCTGTGGGAAGTAGACTCGATAGTCGTCAAATTGGTGGAAGTGGACCCATGTTTTCTCCATACTCAAAGAAGATTATGGTAGACGTTGACATTGAGGAAATCAATAAAATGCCTGAAAAGGGTGTTGAAATTGACCTCGGTATAGTCAGCGACGCTAAGAATTTTTTTAATAGTGTTAGTATTGATGGATATCGTGATGATGTCACGATGGATACTCGTATAGCGTTGTGGACCAATAAGATTAACGAGTGGAAGCATAAGTACGGCGAGGAAAAGACACGTGAAGGTGATTCAGCCGTCTATGATTATCTAGATGAGTTTTTCAATGATCTCCCAGATGACTGTATCGTCATCCCAGATCAAGGTGGAAACCTAGTTTGGACGATGCAATCTGCTAAACTCAAGGAGGGGCAAAAGCTTTTCACAAACTTTGGAAACTCTTCAATGGGCTTTGCACTCCCATGTGCCATCGGTGCAGCGATTGGATCGGGTAAGAAGGTTTACTGTATAGATGGAGATGGTGGTTTTCAAATGAATATCCAAGAACTCCTAACCGTCAAGAAGTATGACCTATCCATCGAAATCATTATTCTAAACAATAGTGGCTATGGTATCATCAAACAGTTCCAAGATAGTTACTTTGATTCAAAATATGTCGCGACATCTAAAAATGATGTATTTGGGGATGAAGTTGATTTTGTAAAAATCGCAGAAGCCTATGGTGTGAAAACTCTACGAGATATTCCCATACCAGAGACACAAAAGATTTATCCTAAATTGGAGTTTGGAAACTCACTTGAAAATATGACACCCTATATTGACTTTGAGAAGGATATGATTGTCCCAGTTCCACCTAAAAAGAAGTTAGGGTGGAACTGATATAGGGTTCACCTAATCCAGAAGTATCTATAACTTCCCACGTAGCACCAAAAAACTCGGCCCATTCAGACAATAACATCTTTTTGGGATAAACCAAATCACAATATTTAACAAGTTTCTTTTTGCTTGTTACATATTCTTGAACAATTTCACGGACAGTTTTGATACTCACGAAATCAAAATATCTATCCTTTTCTATAACGACATGTCCATCCCTTCTACACACGGCACTAAATCTTGATGGAAGTTCACCAGGACCATAGCACCCCCAAATACGAAGAGCAAAAGCATTTGGTATGTTTTTAATCCGTTTTTCTATGACCCACTTTGAAAGACCATATGGATCCAATGGTGGATTTCCTCTTAAAGCTGCACCACTAGAAAAATATATGAGTTTACCTTTGAAAACTCTGACAACATTCTCAAACATAATTATGTTTTTATAAGTAGTTTCTCTACTCACTTGATCTATACTGGCAGCGCAGTGTATGACTACATCATATTTATGTGTTTTGAAATACACCTCAACATCTTCTTGATTTAAAAGATTTAACTCTTTTCTCGTAACACCGGTCCAATCTGTACCACTTAATATATTTTTACCTATAAAACCAGTTGCGCCAAGTACACAAACTTTCATATAGTTTAAAGAATAATGTAGTCTTTAAACAAATGCCAAAGAAAGTCTGGTATGCACCCAACAAATTTGAGTCATATGGGGAGGAAGAGATTAAAGCCGTTGAGGCTTGCTTGCGCGATGGCTGGCTCGCTGGCTTTGGTGATCGTACTGTGGAGTTTGAGAAGAGGGTAGCTGACCTATTCGGAAAGAACCATGGACTCTTTGTAAACTCGGGAAGCAGTGCCATTCTTCTAGGTCTTTGTGCCCTCAATCTCCCAAAAGGGTCCGAAGTTGTCACCCCAGCATGTGGATTTGCCACGACCGTGGCCCCCTTACTTCAACTCGGTCTCAAACCTGTGTTCTGTGACGTTGGTCTCAACACATATGTACCAAGTGTTGAAGACCTAAAGAAGGTAGTCACACCAGAGACTAAATGTCTTCTTCTCCCCAATCTAATTGGAAACGTACCAGATTGGCCCGCCATCAGAGAAGCTTTCCCAAATATAATTCTTTTTGAGGATTCGGCGGATACTATTACTCACACATTTTGCACCGACATAAGCACCACAAGTTTTTACGCTAGTCATGTCATCACCGCTGGTGGTATTGGTGGAATGGTAATGTTTAATGACGAGGAGCATCTCAAGAGATCCCTCATGTTTAGAGACTGGGGGCGCATCGGTGACAATATTGAGGAACCCAGTGAGCGATTTAACCATTCAGTTGATGGTATCCCATATGACTGGAAGTTTTTATACGGTGTAGCAGGCTATCACCTCAAGGCTTGTGAAATGAACGCAGCTTTTGGTCTTGTACAGCTTCACAAGCTTGAGGGATTTTTACGAAAGAGGCGCGAAAACATTAAGAGGTATCTAGAGAACCTAAAGGACTGTCCTTATTTCACACTTCCCGATGACTCTCAAATTCCAAACTGGCTCGCAATTCCACTCCAGTGCCCCGATCGTTTAGAGATTGTTAACTTTCTGGAAGAGAATGATGTACAGACCCGTGTAACCTTTGCGGGTAACATTACCAGACATCCAGCGTTTCGTGAGTACCTAGGTGAGTTTGAGAATGCCGACAAGATTATGAAGGATGGCTTCTTATTGGGTGCCCATCACGGTCTAGATCTTGAAGATGTGGATCGTGTGTGTAATTTACTTAAAACATTTGCGGCTACTAAAGTAAATGCCTAATGCATTAGTAACAGGTGGATGTGGATTCATCGCATCCAATTTTATAAATAGTATGCATGAACGCTACCCAGATATAACGTTTGTGAATATTGATAAATTGGATTATTGTTCCAACGTGGGTAATGTAAAGGAAAATGCATCTGTATTATTTGAAGGTTCCTTGTGTAATCCTGAGTTTGTTGAAAAAGTTATAAACTTTTATAAGTTTGATTATGTATTTCACTTTGCAGCACAAAGTCACGTAGACAATTCATTTGTTGACCCTATAAGTTTTACAATGGATAATACTTATGGCACGCATGTTCTCATTGAGATGTGTAGAAAGTATATACCAGATGTTGAATTTATTCATTTCAGTACAGATGAAGTTTATGGTGAGTCTGTGACAGATGAACCTTTTACAGAAGAAAGGGGTGTTTTGAAACCAACAAATCCGTATTCGGCATCAAAGGCAGCTGCAGAGATGCTTATTAGATCCTACATTGAATCTTTCAATATGAACATCAAGGTAATCAGATGTAATAACGTGTATGGACCAAATCAGTACCCTGAAAAACTTATTCCAAAGTTTAAAAGGCTTTTAAGAGAAGGTAAAAAGTGTACTATCCATGGTAAGCGGTCATCCGAAATTAAACGAGCGTTCATGCATGTGGATGATGTTGTAAATGCTGTTGATATAGTATGGAAGAGGGGTTCTAGAGGAGAGATATACAACATCGCATCAGACGATGAAATATCTGTTATGGATGTTACCAAAATGATTATCAAAACTATCACGGGTACAGAGGATTACGATAAATGGATTACATATGTAGAAGATAGACCTTTCAATGACAGCAGATACTACATATGTGCCAATAAACTTAAGTCCCTAGGCTGGAAACAAACTAAAACACGCGGTGATCTAGAGAAGTTTTTGAGTGTTTAAAGATAAAGTCAATCATACACATATAATGACATTCTACCTCCCAGATTCTATGGGATGGGGTAATGTTGCTCTATGTTTATCTGACTTGGTACACAAATCACCCAATCCACGCGCTTACAAGTCTCTCTTAGATGTGGATAGAGGTGTTGAGTTCCATGGGTTTGAAATTACTGATGATCCAAACGAGGAAAAGTTTGAACCACGTATTGCGATTAATCCGGGTTATTTTCACCAAGTTCATTCAAATTTGAATAAAATTATTAAACCCACAAAAGAACTTCAGGAGATGATTGATAAGCACCCGCACGATTTAGGTGTAGGTATACACATTCGTCGCGGGGCTTGCTCCCAGGATTCGAAGGATATAGGTTGCCATGGTAAAGATGAAAATGGGCAAATTAAACCAGCTTACTTTGCTAAGGATAGTGCAATTGAAAAGTTTATCAAGATTGTTGAACATACTGCGGGTAAAATATTTTTAGCAAGTGATAGTCGGGAAATTAAAGATATGTTCAAGAAACGTTTTCCGGACAAAATTGTAACTCTTGAGCATGACATAGTACTTACATACAAATGTGACACACTCAAGAACTACAATGTTACGCGAGAGCAAAGACTCGCATGCTACATTGATTGGTTCTTACTTTCTAGATGCAAGGAATTATATATAACAGCTGGTAATCATGACTTAACTGATTTATCCACATTTGGATACAGTGCGGGTGCATATGGACGATCAAATATTCATTTTGTTTTCAATTAGTTTGAAATCCAAAATATTTACACGGTGATCTTGGTCATCGTTTAAAATATACTTGACATTCTTGATGTCTACCCTCTTTCCGTAAAGTTCATAAAACTTATCTTCAACCCTCTTCTTTTTTTCTTCAAACTTTTTGAACTCCTCAGTAAGTTTGTTGAAATTAATTTTAGGTAGATTCTTGTAATTTTGTACGTAGGCCATCCAATTTGAAGGTTTTCTAGTGTCGTGATCAATCGTACTTTGGCGTTCAATGTCAGATGTTTGATGTGCAATTGGGATATTAAGAATTGGTTTACCCGAAGACATTAATAGACCATGAAAAACAATATCAATCGCCTCGTTCATATTCAAATTTGTTAGAAAAGCTGTTGCAAAATCAAGAGACGCCCAAAATACTTCACTACCTCCATTATTTGGTAACTGATATACCTGTCCAACTTTTGGTTGAAGATTAAAAAAAGGTGATGTACCCATATTGATGTAACCGTTTTTCTCAACTTCATCTGGGATACTATCCAAAATTTTGCCCCAATCCTTGTAAAACACTGTATCATCATCAATATGAAGGGCACACTCAATCCTCTCATCCACCATTTGCTTCATGGCCATAATCGTTTTTACAAAGTTACTCGTCAACTTGGGACCGTATGGGAGATTTAACTTCACATTAAGCCATTGTACAAAGGGATGATCATGGTTATAGTCCTCAACCCAACGAATGTCTTTGATGGGTACTCTCTCTTTGAGATGCTCTTCTAGAAAGACTTTTCTCTCAGGTGCCAGATTTGGACAATGTTTGATGAAGGCAACTTCGGGTATCTTCATATATCGAAACTATAATAATTTCTATAAGTATAATAAACATGGCTGACCTCACTAATACTATGCGCGCATCCAGGATGTACAACAATGCCAAGGCGATTGCCTCTGGAAAGGTTGACCTTGAAGCTGACCTCACTAATACTATGCGCGCATCCAGGATGTACAACAATGCCAAGGCGATTGCCTCTGGAAAGGTTGACCTTGAAGTGTCTTGGGGTACCGTTGGTGGTATTCTCCTCCTCGGCTTCTTCTACATGGTGACCGCCTCCATCGGTATTAACGTCTTCTCCAAGTGTGATTCTATGAAGGGTAAACCTATCCAGGAGAACCTCAACAAGTACCTCGCGGCGACCCTAACCATCGCTCTCACTATCCCCTTTACCCTCCTCATCACCAAGCTTGCTAATAACGAGGCGGGTGTTTTCATGATCATCTACTCACTCATGGGTTTGATCGGCGGCGCCGCAGCTCTCAACTGGACTCTCAAGTGCCCTAACGCCAAGGAGGCCGAGAAGGGCTACTCCGCGTTCAGTGTTGTTTTCTTCACCATCACCCTCCTCGCTTCTGCCTACGTGTTGAAGCCCAAGGCTATGGCCCTCTCCCGTGGCTTGACGTCTGGAATGGGTGGTGCTAGTGGTGGATTGACCAGATCTCTCGGATTTAAAAAGGCTTAATTAGGTAGAGTGAAGGATGAAACCCATAGCTGTAAATGTATACATTCTCATGATGCTCTTGGCCTACGTGGTGCGGAGGGCAGGAACATTTACTATGAATGAAAAAATAAGAATGATTGAATTTGTGAGTTACATGGCACTCAATCCCAACAGGGTAGTGAATCCAAGCATAGCAAGCCTACCATTCTTGAGCTCAGCCTCAGGGGTGAAGGACCAGTACTCCTCCTTGCCAAAGTCCTTGAGTGTCACTAGGGAAGCCACGGCCAATGTAGTCACCACGCCAGTGGCAGCAGCCGCATACATTGGATCTTCGGCTTGCTGAATGATATTCTCACCAGACATCATCCAATCAAGAGAACCCCAAAGAACACCTTGCATGGCAGCACGACCGTTGACGACCTCAGCGAAGCGTGCAGTCTTGACGAGACCGGTGTCCAAGGCTCCCTTGACTGGAATCTTAGTAGAAGCACGTGGAGTCTTTACATTCTTGGTGGAAGAGGTAGTAGAAGGCTTGGGAGTAACACGAGCACAAACAATAGAAGACATTTCTACAATGGTGACGTCAGCAATCCTTAAGCCTATTAAAATAATTTATTTAGATTTGGAAGATCTGGAAGATTCGGAAGATTCTCACTTTCTTTAATCAGGATCTTGTTCAAGATATAAACCTGAATAGCTAACCCAATTCCGGTGTAAGCTACTGTAAAGTTCATACCATACTTTCTAGACTGGTAAATGAACCAGAGAGAGCTCGCGATGATACTCAATATGACAGCATTCTTAGACTTCTCATCAACCTTTTCAGATTTAATCAGGTCTTGATACATCTGTATAAAACCAATACCAAACGCAACAGCGGCAATCACGTTATCTGTATTCATTTTTAATCTATACTAAGAATATAAAATGGACGCCATACTCGAAAAGTTTACCGGAAAGATTGATGCCAGGGAAGTTATCACTATAGTTGAAGAGATCAAGAGAGAGTACCTCGGTGATGGACTCCAAAAGGAGGATATTCCCCCTATCGTTGCAAAGTTAATGATCAATGCCGCTAAGTTCAAGCAACTTGAGGGTCCCCAAAAGAAGAAACTTGTCATAGCCCTCCTTTACCACCTCATTGAGGAGATTGACGAGGGTAAGGAGGACACCGAGTTTGAAACCCTCCTCAAGACTATGGTCCCACCTATTATTGATGGATTTGCGGGTATGCTTAAAGCTAAAAAGGCTGTAGCTAATCTTTTTTCCTGCTGTGTGAAACCAAATTAAGGATTTGACTTATTATCAATGTAGTATGAAGTTCCCTCCTTTGGAGGTTATGATACAGTACGGAATATATACTGTAAAAGAACTTGATCGCTTTTCCAAAGGACTTGTCCCGAAAAAGAAAAACCTAAGTGTGCTTAACGAGTGTGAAAAGTGCTCGTTTGTGTTTCCGGGGTCAACGTGTAATAATTGTTCGTGATGCCTTTCTATTTAGTTGAAAGTTATATGTCAAAGAATCCAGATGCAGAGGCACAGGGTGGTCACGTCATATGTGGTGAGAGGAGACTCATAAAACAACTTTACCGACAGTGTATGAAAAAGGGGTATAAACCTCATCAATTTTCTGAATGGCTACATAGGAAATATGGGGAGATGATAGTTCAACGAAAGACCTGTTTTGGTCATGGGAACTCACTTCCATGTGTCCTCTGTAGGAAAGCTATAGAAAAGGTTGGTATTAAATGGGTAGCATATGACGGATCCAATTGGGTTCATAGTAAAAAAACTGTTTGTTTACCGACATCTATACCCACTAATAAACAACAGAGGGTTCTAGGTTTTAGGCGTGATAATAAGGCCTAACGCTGATTCCAAGTTATTATGACTTCGTTTGAGTGGCTTAGTTCTCTTTAGTTTTAGTGCGTTGTTAGATGACGTTGCATTCTTTATTTCATCCATCCTCTTTGTGTCTGAAATAATGGGTACTGTATTATTTATCACCGGTGTAGTTTCAACCTTTTTAGGCTCAGTTACATCTCTCGTTTGATTTTCTCTAAATTCTTCTATGGTCATGTCACCACCAAATTCTTTTAGTGCATACCTACTTGGCGCAGGTTTGACATGACCAAATTGATTGTACATCTTTTTACGCATTACCATTATGTTTCCACATATGATACCACCTCGTGTACACCCGTATTTTTCTATAGCGTGAGACTTTACACAACTCCATGAACAATAGTTGCCAGCCGTGTAAAACTTGTTTCTACGGTCATCGTATTTATAAGGCATAGTTAAAGGTGTTCCTTCGAAGGAATGACAACACCACCAACACCACATACAGTAATTTTTTATTAACTCTTTAAGTTCATCTTCTTTTAGAAGCACTAAAAACTGACATCATTATAATCATACAGAGACAACAAAGTGACACCGAACCCACACCACCATATGTAAGATACCTAACATTTTTATCCTTCCATCTAAAACGTTTGGGGAAACGGGTGATCGGAAGTTTGTTGAGAGGGAACTTATCGAATGGGGGTTGTCTATCTAAAGCTCTGTCCATGAAACTTCTATCTCTCTCCTCTGTCCACCAATCTGGGAATGTACGTATTCTATTCGGGTCATAATTACATTTAACCGCAATTTGAGTGTTTGAGTGTGTACGTATGTCTATGTCTTTACCGCATATAGGGTAAGTGTCTGCACAGTCACTCTTCACATTTGTGGGAATGTAACCACTATCACACGACCTTGGTCTACAATGCCCTTTCGTTTTGAGGATATTGTAAGACGCAACCTCTTCACCTTCTTCAAGAGCATCCCTCTCTTCTTTTGTACTGAAAGCCTCTTTGTTCTCCTCTAATACTTTATAGTACACACACCCGGCTGCATCGGGATTTGTGTCACATACATTGTTCTTCATGTTGTAACATATACAATGGCTGTCTTCGGGTTTAGCTTTGCAGTATTTTTCCCATGTCTCGTCATATTTGTTTGTTAATTTCTCTTTGGTACATCTACGGTCACTTTTAATACGATTTTCTGCTTCTGTACCTAATGTTATACCAGTCACCGCAGATGATATATACTCAGGTCCATCTTCATTGAGGCACCATTGAGACCTCAAAGTATTTGTTGTGTCCCTGTCCTCACACGTCATACCACCTCCGATCTGTTTTGTGTAATTAGCTAAAGACTGACAATATTCATCCGCTAGATTTTCGTAATCAAATTGTCTTTCACAACCAGTACTTCTAATATACTGAAGTCCAACGTCTGTTAAGGGCATCGTTTGACGATTTGTTTTGTAATCGTCGCCGTATTCCTCTCTGAGTTGTCTATCCATCTCTTCACATTGATCTACTTCAACTGTGGGATAACTCGTTTCCCTGGTACAGTTGACAATACCTAAACCACATGCAGCAGCAGCTCCGGCACCTACCCACAAAGCCATGGTTATCTATTAGTTGTGAATATTTTTATCGTCGTCTGAACCTAGTTGGTCCACTGGAACCACCCGAAGTAGCCAATAACAATAGCAGTACCACACAAGCACATGACATAAAAGAAGAGGCAACCGAAGCCCCCGCACCAATCTTTTTGTTTGTGTCACCCCCAGTGATGTCACTAAAGGAGAGGGGTATATATGTTTGTACACCGGTGGGTAAATTTGCAACCAAATTTGCAACGGGATTCCCGGGATTTATTAAGTTACCATCTTGATCATATTCTCTACCTCCTATATTACATTTCGCGTCAATGGTGGACTCTGTTATACCCTCAGCTTGGATGGATTGTCCACAAATTTGAATGGATGAGGCACAGTTTTGGTTCGCGTTTGCGGGTATATATTTAGAACCAGTTCCACTCTCTTGACACACTAGACCGTAACATGGTTCACGACCAGACCAGGCAGTTCTAAAAGCCACGGGGGTTTTCTCAACCAAAACATCATAGGTTAAGGCTTTTTCCGCACACCCAGATGCGTTTGGGTTAGTATCACACACATTGTTCATCACGTTGTAACACGAACACCATGGATCCGCTTGACCATCGGTACTCTGACAATACGCGTTGGCCAAACTAACCCATGTATCGTCACCCAAGTAGGTTCTCGTGCACGCTGCCGCTGTTTTTATCTTATCGGTACCACCACAATAGGTTCTAGCTAAAGCCTGTCCCGCGTTTCTCTCTATACACGATCCCGCAGACCCACCTGGATCTTTTGTGAAGTTGTTTATATCCTCACAAAATTTGATTCTCTCTTGTTCTAACCATGTAGTTAGTGTATTTGAACCCTTACAATTCGGAGCTGTATTAAAACCTCTAAGATCTGCATCACTCAGACCAGACCGTTTATACGAATTACATGTGGGTCTGTTGTCTGGTGGTGGTGCTGGTGGTGGTGGATCGGGTACGAATACACTCACTACAGGTATGGAGTTACCGATGTCTTGAGCAGTACCTGGTAGCGTTTCAGTAAAAAAATCTTCGGCACCTCCTCCCATGATGATGTTTTAAATCTATTATCTACTGAGATTTTATTAAATGTTGAGTTAACTTTAATAAAATTGGGTATATCTATTTTAGGGTATTTACAGAGTCTTCACGAGTTCCAAAAGTTCAGCCTTCTTGGCCTCCGCCGCGAGCGCTAAGATCTTCTCTAGCTTAGCCTCATCGTTGGTCATCTTCTTGGCCATGCCGTAGACGATGAAAGGATTGGGGTCTTGACGGCTGTCCACATAGAGGACAATATCGGAAGCAGTGGCGGCATCCTCTAAGTTCTCAACTCGCCTGGACTTCATAAGCAGCCAACCCACAATCGCTAGGATAGCCACAACCAGAATGACCTGGTTGAGTTTAATCTTTTTGAGGTTGAGTTTCATTATACATTTCGGTAACATTTTTTTTCTCAGTACATCTTAATAAAACATGGGAGGAGGTGGATCACAAACCATCAGCCAACGCTTTAACCTGTCTGCCATCAACCAGAGTATATATGAGCAAACCACTATAAACAAAAGCACATCTCTCGCGGCTCAGACGAACATTCAAAGTATGGATGTTCAATTGAGAAATGTCATAGGATGTGACGCAACCTTCATACAAAATATAAATGCTGAAGTGAGTTCCAGTTCCACTATTGATAGTGTACAAACAACTGCGATTAAGAATGCCATCTCAACCGAGCTGACAGCGGCGGTTGGGGCGCAGATTGAAAAGGCTACGGAGGCGGGTAATTTTCAATTTGGTGACAAACAGAATGTGAACCAAAATGTTACACTAGAAATTCAAAACATTATTGACAACTCTGTAGTTACAGAGAACATTAACAACGCTATATCGGAACAGGTGAGTGTCCAAGACAAATTGATCGTTATTGATGGTTATGATTGCCGCGAAGGTGGCCAAATCAATTTTGAGCAGGACATCACGGCTCAAGTTGTAGCGGATGTTGTTACTAAAAATCTCACAGATGCCCTCTCCTCTAGTGATCTGATAAACCAGTTGTCTGCCGCTGCCGATGCGTCTCAAAAGTCTGAGAATAAGGGTATTGCCGATATTGTTAGAAGCTTTTTTGAAGGTCTTACAGGTCCCATGAAGTACGCCTTGATCGCGTCTGTGGTGTGCTGCTGCATGGTTGTTGTTCTCGTTATCGTAATGGGTCTATCCCCAGCTGGACAGAATGCCACTAGAAACCTAAGCAAGGCCGGTGCTTCTCGTCTTGGTGGTCGTCGCTTCTAAAATCCATTTGTAATAATTCCATCAACACCATACCTATACATATATTCCAACTCTTCGTCTTCTTTATGTGTATACGTATAAACCTTAATACCATGGGATCTACAATGTGATATGAAATCGTGGTCCAGACATGTCCAATGAAGAATCACCACGTCTAACGCCATGGTGATGAGAGGATATTCACTCTTGTGGAATGTTGTTTCAAAAGTTGAACCTATTTTGAATTCCTTCGGTAACCTATAAACTATTTTTCTATTGAAGCTACAAAAGAAGACATTCTCTGTAGATTCATTCTCATAAAACTTTTCCAATGCTCTCGTGACGTTGAGATCGGCACCCTTTATGTCAAGGATTAGAAGTGTTCGTCTTATCTCAGGTATTTCTTCGTAGACCTGTTGGAGTGTTATTATTCCCATCTCCTTTAGTTGACTCAAATTCATCTCTGATATGAACTTACCTTTGATGTACACATCGTGGAACAGGATGAGTTCCCCAGTCTCACAAAGTTGTACATCAATCTCAACCCCATCATATTCCCTGTGAATCGCCTCCCTTATAGCTTCAATACTATTGTCCTTGTACTTCAGAGAATATCCACGATGGGCTATACACTTCATTAACTTAAAGCTATATTTAAAGATTCATATAATGATTCTAAGTATTGATGTTGGTATAAGGAATCTTGCTATGTGTCTACTTGACGACGAGAACGACAACCTCGTTAGAGAATGGGATGTCTCCGGTGTTCCACCTGAACACAAAGATGGTGTCTATGTGTCTCTTCGGAAACATCTGGATGAGAGACCATGGGTCCTAGGTGCAAAGACCATTCTCATTGAGAAGCAACCCGATCGTAACAAGAAGATGATCTCAGTGATGCACTTCCTACACGCTTACTTTATCATCAAGTGCCCCCAAGCTGAGACAATCATTTATGACGCTCGTCACAAGATCCCAGACGTAGCGGGACCTGGGAAGGCGCAGTACAACAAGAGAAAGAAGGTATCCATAGAGAGATGTGAAGAGTTCATTAGAAGTGGGCCTACCAATGCTCATTGGTTGGATACTTTCCTCAAATCCAAAAAGAAGGATGACTTGGCTGACACTGTCATGCAAGCCCTAAGCTTTGTGAATAGGGTTGAGGTCAAAACCACCAAGAAACCCAAGAAGACTACAAAGTTGGTAGCTCGCAAGCCCAACGAGAATCAAAAAAGGACAAAGTATTCCAAGTCAAACCTGGCATGGATTTATCTTAATAAACCTGAGTGTGAAGTCCTTGAGAACAACAAGAGGTTTATGAAGGATCTCAAGAGGTACTATAGAGACATAGACGATTTGGTGAAGGAAATTAACATAAAATAAATTATACACAATTCTAAATGATACTTTATGTATTGTTGTTGGTACTCTATTTTTATAGAGTGTTACAAAATAGCAATAGAGAAAGACATCTGAATGATAATTACTTTTTTGCACACTTTAGTAAAATTAACAACAAAAACTTTTTTGTGTATCCAGAACTGTTACTCACAACCCCAAAACATATAATTTTAAATGAAGGTGAGTCACTCTATATACCACCTAATTGGTGGCATTGGATTAAGAGTGAAAAATCAATTGCTGTGAATTTCTGGTGTTTAGACTCGTGTGATACATTTGATGAACCATACGTGTTGCGTGACGAAATACCCAATAGAGAACTAATCACTGACAAAATTACAAACTATAATAGTTCAGTGGTTGTTTGGAATAGTTCAAGTGATAAGACGGGTCCAGGTACGATGCAAGGAGACAAAGACAACAATTACGTGATAACATTACCAGGATATGGAAATACAAAAGATAAACTAAATATTCCCTTACTTGAATACCTAAAAGAAGATATCATAAAACCAAAATACTTCAAAGACAAAGATGTTGATATCAACTTGTGGATAGCGACAGGTAAACACGATACCGGTTTACATTATGATGACAAACCAGGAATATTATCCGTTTTAAAAGGTAAAAAGTATATAACCCTTTATCCACCCCATAATTCTTCGTATCTTCATCCATATGAAGTGGTACCTGAGTGGGCCAAAACTAAACCCTATAAAGTTGAATACAACGTGTTTCACTTTGATCGGGAATTAAAAAATGCTTTACCCTCGTCAAGACTTTTATATGAATCTTTACATGGAGCAAAGTATAGAAGTGAGATCATAAGAAAGTTACACACCGTACCGGATAAAAGTGTGTGGGGTTGTAAAAAACAAGGTGAACACATGAGATGGGAAGTGTATCAATATCAATATGATATCAAAGATTCTTCAAAGATGTCTCCTCTACTCAAAAACCATGATGTAATAATCACATCCAGGGATGTTTACGACACCCAATATGTCATAGGAGATGAAGATCATATATACAAATGTGATAATGGATACGTAGGTTACCCCTTTTTTGGTCATGGGTATAAAAATGGGAATGACCCAGAAAGTGTTTTTGTTTTAGACGGAACAAATAGATTTAAAGCAAACTATATGGAATACATGAAAAAAATTGGATTCGGTGACCGTGTTGATAAGTTCTTTTCGTATCTAGATCAGTATGAATGTAAGCACATTTGTGTCCATAATAAATTGAATAATCAATTTTTCATTCAATATCTCGGTATAACAGTTGAAAATTTTGTATGGTTTTTAGTTAATTTTGGATACGATATCCATTTAATAAAACATGTCATATCAAACATGCATATGTACAGAGATATCAATCACGAAATAACTATAGTGTACGACATAGAGACAGGTCAACCAGTGCGTTCCGGATTTTACGGTATCCTCATGAAATGAGTTAAGGAATAGGGGGGAACTAAATTCATAAAAAGATGCAAAAAGATGTCTTGGATCACGGATTTGTACGCCTCGTGGACTACATGCCTCGGCAAGATTTGGACTCGTCAATCGTACAAGCTGCCAGAGTCTCGTATGGAGATGGGACTAAAACCTCACGAGGAGATCGGGGTCTTATCCGATATCTCCTTAGACATTGGCACACCACCCCATTTGAGATGGTGGAATTCAAGTTTCACATCAAAATGCCCATATACATTGCCCGACAACACATGCGGCACCGCACCTCCAGTATAAATGAGCTTTCTGCGCGGTATTCGGTGGTTCCCAAGGAGTACTATGAGCCGGAGACTCTACGTGGACAGTCTAAGGTGAATCATCAGGGTTCAGAGGGTGTTGTTGAAGTTGGGGAAGACTTGGGTAAGAAGGTCTCTGACCATCTCAGTCATTCTTTTGATGTCTACGAGGAGCTCCTAGAGAATGGATGTTGCCGAGAGCAGGCCCGTGGTAACCTTCCGCAGTCTACTTATACAGAGTTCTATTGGAAGATCAATCTCCACAACTTGATGCACTACCTCCAGCTCCGAATGGAGGCTGGTGCTCAGAAGGAGATTAGGGACTACGCGAATGCTATTTATGACCTCGTTCAACCCCTAGTTCCCATCACCATGGAGGCCTTCCAGGACTTTAGAGTGAATGCCATGCAACTCACAGGGCCAGAGATTGAGGCTATAGCTACTGGTAAACCCATTGATAGCCCGGGAGAGCGCAGGGAGTTTGAGGAAAAGTTGAAGCGTTTGAAGTTAAAAGATCAAACAAACGCTTAAAAATTAAATGTCATTACAATACAACAAAAGAAACATGTTCGCTATTACATTCTCTCCCACTTATGCTGCAAGCACTGACCGCTTCAAGAAGTTTGGTAAGAAGATGAAGAAGCAACGTCAGGATGACCTTGGCAAGATCAAGGATAAGGTTTCGGATATTGCCAAAGAGGAGCAAAGACGCGCCAAGGATATTCTCAAGGAACATCAGGATTTTTTCAAGAATGTTAAGAAGTCCAAGGGTTCCGCGAAGAAGACTTCTATTGATTTTTACGAAAAGTAAACCACATGAGAAGCAAGACAAAAAACAAAGCCAATGGCGTATCACCAAATCTTTCAGCCAAAAGAGCACACAATACACTGTATTGAACAACCCGTATTTCCCTTCTCGTCTTGACCATTGATCTCTTCATGGCTGCTCTGGATTTCTCCAAACCCAGAACAGCTGTACTTATTTTTCCAATCTTTGAAGGTATCTCCGTAGTTCTCGTAATCATATCGTTTATGTCTATAGACTCAATAAACTGCTGTTGAATCATAGGTTCCAAATATGTAAAATAGTTGAAGTCTGGATCCAATTGAAGACATATTCCCTCTATGATAGAGAAGGACTTTGCTAGATATATAAATGACGTCGGTACAACAAAGGGTTTTTCAGCGGCGAGTTGTACAGCTAGGTCGTCATTCATTATTCCAGAGCCATCCAAGGTCTCCAAGTACCCTAAGATTGATTCAAAGAAAAGCTCAATATCAGATACATCAGATGTTGTTGGTACAATGACACCGAGTTTTATAAGTACATCTACAATACCAGCGGTGTCACGAGTGATGATATAACCAAACAGATTTTTAAACCCATCCCTCAATTCTTCAGACAATTTTACAAGCAAGCCAAAGTCATAAAATACAAGTTTACCCCTAGATGAAAACCCCAAATTACCTGGATGTGGATCGGCGTGGAAGAGACCATTGTCCATAGTTTGGATGACATAGGAATTAATAAGAGCCTCACAAATCTTCTTTTTGTTCACTTTGGGATCTTTGATCTCTGTGAGCTTCGTGGAGGGTACATATTCCATGACAATCATTTCATCGTTGGAATACTTTTTGTAGACTCTCGGAATCTTAACCCATTCCACACCTCTCATACTCCTCTTAAATTCCACAGCATTCTCAATCTCTTGAAGATAGTCGGCTTCACCGAGAAGATACTGTATAGATTCATCAAGTACATATCCAGAACTGTTACCTGTGTCTATACCTATACGCTCTAAGAAGTTCACAATTTCACGGATAGTATCTGTATCTTCTTTCATCGTCTCCAAGATACCAGGTCTTTTCACTTTGACAACCACTTTCTGACCATTATGAAGCACCGCCATATGAACCTGACCAATACTAGCCGATTTAAAAGGTACAGGGTCAAACTCCTTGAATATTTCCTGATTTACAACAGTATCAAGTTCCACGGGAGGGACGTTATCTTGAAGCGTTTCCAATTCTTTTGTAAATTCGGGTGGATAGAGATCCCCTCTCGTGGAAGCGATTTGACCTAATTTTACAAACGTTGGACCAAGTTCAAGAAGTTCATCTCTCGTCCACCTACCAAGTTCAGATTTGTTTTGTACAGTGGAGTTTTTCCATAGAAATTTGGTGGCAAACTTCCATGTTTTTAGTTTCCGATTAATTCTAACCGGGTTATGTTGTGCTATACATAACATCCTATCTTACACATATGTTTTATTTTTTTAACTGTCAAAAAATATCTTAGGTTACTTTAATGAAAAATCTATCGAGTTTTCTCGGACCTTTGAGTAATCAAACTGAAAAGACCATCAAGGCTCAACCGATCCTCTTCACTCTCATCATCTTGTATCAGGGTCTCTTCTCTGGTAACGCCATAAAAATTCCCCAAAATCTCAGAACCCTCTTCAACAGTAAGATATTCCGATTTGTGTCACTCATGCTCATCGCGTTCAGTGCCACTCAGGATATTGAGTATGCTCTCATCTCCACCATGATATTCTTGGTTGTGATGTATGCCATAAAGACTCCAGAGGAGCGTAAGACTCAAGGATTTATTTAAAAATGTTTACAAATATAAATGATGCTCAAGACAGTGAGTCTTAACTTTATCGCTATTCTACTTTTTACCGTAATGTATTTCACCCTCTCCATGTCCGGTGAAGAACACTTTAACGGTCTAGACAAGTCTTCTAGTTTCTTGGACCATATATATTTTGCGTTCACTGTGCAATCCACAGTCGGCTTCGGTGATATTTACCCAAAAACTGCCCTAGCCAAGATTATTGTGATGGTTCAGCAATCTATTCTTATTTTAGGAGTTCTCGAGCTTCTTTCCGAGGCGGGTTCTTCTCTCCCATCGGTGGTTCCAAATGTAGTGAAAAAAATGATCTAAACCCAATTTAAATGTGGCAAACATTCATAATTTTGTATTTATCTTATCTCATACTCGGACCACACTGGGAAACCCGACTCATCAAAGGTGAAAAACTTAGGGTTGTTGAAAGTTTAACAGAGTTTGGAAGAAGATCCATCTTCATCTCCTATGTGGCACTCCTCTTTGTTGCGTGGTTTCTTTACAAACCCAGTATGACAAGTTTTATAGGTGCTCTCTCCATGACAGGTGCAGCGACATCTGGATTCTATCTCAAATACGGAAGAGAGACAATTCCTATGCACCTCCTACTAGTGATGTTTGTCATCTACAGAGGTATGAAGTTTATGAATACACAATTATGGTTAACCCTAGCCCTTCTCACGTTTTACACGTTCACTCACGAAAAATTATATATCGGCTAAAAGTAGAATGAAAGTTCATATAGTAGGAGCTGGTCCAACTGGGATGTCCCTTGCTTGGGAGATACTCAGGTCAGGTGATCATGATATCACAATATATGACAGAAAGACTTCAGCGGGTGGTTCTTGGTGGGAACCCACTGAAGAAGTTCGGGACTTACACGCCCATCGTATAGTCTTTGACAGAGCGTTTGTCAACACCCAAAGTCTTTTTAGAGAGATGGGAATCAAGTGGGATGATATTTTTGAACCCGTTCAAAAAGATATTTATGGATTTATGTTCCGATCTTTGTCTTTGAAAGACTATGGAACCCTGACATCCCTTGCTGCTAGGGTACTCACTAAACCCGAAAAGTACAAGGGTACATCCCTTAAGGATGCCCTAGGTCCATTGAGTGAAGGTGGTCAGAGACTATTGGAACACCTCCCTCTAATCATGGATGGTGTGACTTGGGATGTCATGACTGCTTGGGAATTTGTAAAAAGTTTTGACCATGTAGCCCTCTCTAAACAATGTACCCAAAAGGTGTCCGGTAAAGTAATGTGTGATGCAATGCAAAAAGCCCTCGAAGATGTTGGTATTGAGTTTGAATTTGAAAAAGAACTCAAACATGTTGAATACTTCGAGGATGGATATACAGCCGAGTTCTCCGACAGAACTAAAATTGGTGATGGAATGCTTTTCTTGTGTCTAGATAACAGTCCAGCCATCAAACTATTGGGTGACAACTGGGGACCAGATGCGGAGAAGAAAGTTCGTGATAGCACCTACGGTTGCATAAACGTTTTACTTGACTTTGACGATCCCGTTGAACTTGGAGATGATTTAGAAATTGCCGCCACGACAAAATTGAATCTTCAACCAGTTGTTCTCTCTAATGAAAAAACTATGTCATGCGTCATTTGTGACCTAACTGAAGATATTCTCACGACACCGCCAGAAGAATTGAGAACCCTAGTTTTGGGTGAATTGGATGTACCTCTACCCAAAGAAATCCGGTTTGGATGGGGTGCTGTCTGGGATGGAGAGAGATGGCAATTCTCTCAATCTTCGGGGGTCCTAAGCCTCTATGGACAACTTCCATTCTTTGGTGAGTGTCCTAACGTCGCGATGTGTGGTATGATGTCACCTAGGAACACACCATACTCCAGTATTGAGGCAGCAGTTGAAGTTTCGCGATCTCTCAGCCACAAATGTTTTGGAACTAGGGAACCTCTAAATCCCCTCCTTCTTACACAAGTTGTATCCATGACACTTTTAGTGCTTATAGTTTTAATTCTCATATATCGTAACAGAAACATATGAAGTTTCTAGCAAAAGTGCATACACCCATGTATGACCATAACGATAAGAAATACATACGTTTGGTCATTCCTGAAAATTGTGCAGAAATAGTAAAACGAGTTCAACTCAACAAGGCATGGTTAGTTAAAAATCAACATTTAGACGACCCACTGGATGGTAGGATTCTCACAGTGAAAGTTCCATTCCGATATAGGAGAGTGATGTGCGAGGTTAGGGGTAGACCAATTCAATCTCTTATAAAGGGTGATGAAGTTGAAGTTGTTATAGACTTCAAGGGTGTTTGGAATGTTGGTAGTTACTCGGGTTTCTCTTGGATGCTCTCTAGTTCCTCTACAGATTTCTGAGTAGGATCATTGGGTAGTTCAATAGTTTTAAGACCACCCTTCTTGAAACCCTCGAAAGTATTAAGCATACCCTGAAGACGACATATCTCATGAGTCATTGCTTCAATATTCAAAGTAATTTTATTAATATTCTCTTCAATGTCTATGATAGGCATTTACTCATTTAAAGTTTGTCATCTTTAAATAAGTAAAATGACAGTTCTCACGAGAACTGGATACTTGGTGAGTGAGGGACCAATCCAAGAAATTAAAAAGGAACTTACGGTAAGACCACAGGTCAATGGGGACTATGGATTTCCTCCACCGCCTTTCAGAGTTTTCAGAGCAGCTAAGAATGGAGTCTGCGTTCCAAGATTCTACGGAACTTCTAAGATTGGAGAGCCCAAAGAGGACCGACGCCCCCAACCAGCTCGTTCCGGGGCCAAATTCGTCGGACAGCTCAGAGATGCAACCCATCAAAACGAAGCACTGGCAGCAGCAATTGAAGCAGGCCACGGCGTCCTTTCTCTACCATGTGGGTACGGCAAAACGACGGTATCCCTGGCCATAGCTTGTAAATTGGGCTATCGTACAATGATTGTAGTTCACAAACAGTTCCTCGCAGATCAATGGAGGGAGAGAATCCAACAGTTCTGTCCAGGTGCTACAATTGGTATTGTCCAACAAGATAAAAAGGAGGTTGATTGTGATTTTGTTATCGCTACGCTTCAATCTCTTTCCCTCAAAGAATATAGTTTTAGTGACTTTGATTCTATAGGAACCCTAATCGTTGATGAAGCCCATCATATATGTGCAAAGGTGTTTTCTCAGTCCCTCTTCAAGATGTGTCCTAAGCATATCTATGGTCTTTCAGCAACCCCCGAAAGAAAAGATGGTCTCACGAAGGTACTTCATTGGTTTATGGGTCCCACATTCTTTTCAGTTGAGAGAAAGAACCAGGAACAAGTTGAGGTATTCCCAATTACATATGAATCGTTCAATTATAGGAATCCACCACCATCAACTCGGTTTGGAAAGGTTTCAATGCCAAACATGATTACAGAAGTTGTTGAAGATAGGAAAAGAAATCAGATGCTCGTAGAGCTTGTAAAGAAGGCTTCGGCAGGTACAAGACAACTTTTAGTCCTAAGTGATCGTCGTCAACATTGTGAGATGCTTCATCAATGTTTTCCAAAAACTTCAGGTCTATACATGGGTGGTATGAAAGAAGCTGATCTTCAGGCTTCTTCAAAGAAGAAGATTATTTTTGCAACATTCTCACAAGCCCACGAAGGCCTAGATATCCCAACTCTAGATACAGTTATTCTCGCTTCACCCAAATCAGATATAACCCAAAGTATTGGGCGTATCATGAGAGAGACGAAGGGTAAGAAGAACAACCCACACATTTATGACATCCACGACCCCTGGTCACTCTTTACAGCTATGTATTACAAGAGAATGAAGGTGTACCGTCAAGGTGGTTTCAAAATACATGGTAAACCCACTGAGGAAAAGAAAGACTTCCCTCAGGGAAAGTGTCTGTTTTTATAATCTAAACAATAATTAAATGTCTGGTGCATTAATACAACTCGTGTCCAGGGGTGTGCAAGATGTATATCTCAATAGCGATGAGGGACATTCTTTCTTTCGTATGAAGTTTACGAGGCATACAAATTTTTCTCAAGCTCCAAAGTTTATTAAGACCGTTACGGACAAAGATCCTGTATTTACTGTTCCAGTGTTGGGAGATCTTGTGAACTGTTTATGGTTTGAGGGTGTTGAAAAAAACTCCAATGTTTCTTCAAATCTTTTCTACAACTCTACAATTGATCTTTATATTGGGGGTCAAAAAATAGACTCACAACATTATGATTATTACGCTGATATTTGGCCAAATTATTTAGCTGATACATGGACTAAATCACAAGAACTCACGAACAAAGCGAGTGTTTCTCATAGAAATTTTCAACCAATGCATTTTTTCTTTTGTGATCATGGGGCATTTTTACCCTTAGTATCACTGGCACATCATCAGGTTGAAGTTAAAATAAATTTTGATGAAACCAGTTTGAGTGGCTATAGTGATTCACAAAAACGTATAAACGTTTATGCAAACTATATCTATCTAGACAAGGATGAAAGAGAGTCCATGGTCAAAAGACAAATGGATTTTGTAATAACACAAACACAAAAGATGGATTATCCGTTGTCTAACGTGTTCAATAACGAAATACAATCGGGTGGTTATAATGATCTAGACCTTTCCCATTTCAATCATCCAGTTAAATCTATCTTCTTTGGATACAGTGCAACTACAAATGATCCCACAAACGATCGTTTTACATTCAAAAATGCAGATATTCACATTAATGGAACACCTCTACTCGAAAATATGACCCCTACTTACTTCCACACAGTTCAGAACTATTACAAGTCTAAATATGGTGTATCAGATTATAGGGTTGATACTGAAGATCTTATGTATACAAGATACTTTGCATATCACTTTGGTCTAAATGCATCAGACTATAATCCTTCAGGTAGTTGTAATTTTAGTAGACTCGATAATGCTAAACTCATATTGAGAGGTGCAGAGAAGGGTGTACTTAGGGGAAACCAAACTGACGTCAATGTATTTGCCGTAAATTACAACGTGCTCAGGATCAAGGATGGTTTGGCTGGAATTTTATTCGGTAACTAAAGTATAAATGGGTAGAACAGCTAGATTCGAACAGATCTATGTTGCAAGTCTAGAAGCAGAACCCGTTGAGAATGAAACTCTTACAGGAGTTAACAGTATTCTAACTAGAGAGATTGAGGCAAATGAGATTAAACTCGATGAAGAAAATGGTGTTAAAGGTCGTTTAGCTCTAGCGAATACCACACCAACTAAACAATTTTCAGTAGGTGAGAAACTTTTCATTGATAAAGACGATACCATCGTTTTTGATCTTCAAGCTCGTGGTAAAGCCTCTCGCTTTTTTGTTGATAATCAGCTTGCCATAGGCACAACTAACCCTACAAAAGCGTTTCAAGTGAATGATGGTGCTACTAGGAAGGTTGACATTGATTTAACTGGACGCGATCTCATGACGGTGAATGGTAATCTTGTGGCTACAAATGTCATTGTTAATGATCAACTTACATTCGGTTCAAATCTCATAATTGACGGTGTGTCATCCAATATCATCACAGTGAATGGGGGTATGAGGACATCAAATTTGAGTGTTGGTTCGAATGTTATCATAACTGAAATAGGTCAAGGAGGTGGTGGTAGTGAGATACATCCCAATAATGTCGCCGTTCTAACGGGTAACGTCACAGTTGATGGAGGTTTTTATGTTTTTGGTAACACGAGGATGCTAGGTAACCTTTATGTCGCCGAGCAAGCAACATATGAACGTATTGTGAATCTTATAATTTCTGATACGACAATTGTATTTGGCGAGGGTAACGATGGTACAAATGATCCTACATTGTTATTTACACACGATGAGACCGAATCAAATATCGCTTTTGGTTTCAGAACTGGTGACAGGGGTAAAGAAATGGCGCTGTTCAGAACCGAAGGTGGTCCACTTGACACAACATTTACAATAGACGATTCTGTATCTACAAATCTTCATGTTTTTGGTGATATTTATACTTCAAATGCGGTAGGTGTAGCTAACATATATCCAACACACGATCTTTGTGTGGGCTCTAACCTCTTCGTTGAAGATACAGGTTCCAATGTTTTAGAGGTATTTGGAAATACGTTCACAGAAAATATAAAAGTTGGTTCAAATGTTACTATTGGTAATAATATAGTTGTAATAGATCCAGCCAATAAAGACGTTGCTATAATTAGTGGTAATGTGAAAGTAGATGGTTTACGCACTACGGGTACAAAAACTTCGGGTATATCCAATGTGGTACCTACCGACACATTGGCAATTGGAACAAAAATATATGCCAACTTGACAGCTGCAAACACTCTCACAATTTTTGGTAACACCGTGACAACAAATCTAATTACACAATCCATTAGTTCAACTTCTAATATAACGGTTCACGCTGACAGATATGGTGGTGATAGTCTTGTAAATCCACTTGTTCTCAAAGCTGGTCCATCCTCTTCAAATGTAAGTTCCATTGAAATATATGGTGCGAGTACATCCAATACTCATCAAAATATTAGATTCAAAACCAGAAATCATGAGAAGATGAGAATCACTTCAAATGGTCACATTGGTATAAATATATCAAATCCAACACAAAAGCTTACTGTAAATGGCAACGCTTTTGTTATGGGTAGTAACGTGATGATGTTTGGAAACTTATGGGGAACAACTTCCAACACTTCTATGCAGATATTTTCAAGTCCTAACGCAGGTGAAAACAAAATTGAAAACGTTGTTGATACTGGTAAGGGTCTTAACTTTTACGCCAGTACTACACCTTCTATGGGTGCACCAAAACTTACTATTTTAGAATCGTCAAATGTTGGTATTAACACACAAACACCCCAAAGTACTTTCCATGTAAATGGTTTAACGTCATTTATAAATAATCCTGTAACCAAAATTAATGGTTACAACCACTTAGGTATTCCTCTAGTAGTGAGCAATAATCAACCTATTACGGGTACAACAGACTTAGCGTCTGTTTTACACCTGGCTAGAGAGGGGAGTGGATCCGAGCACGCAGCGAGAGCCACTTTTCAACTAGGAAAACACGAAAACTCTGGTGGAACCTCAAAAACCAGACTCGATATCAAACTGGCTCATGATGACTATGCAGTAGATACCGGTGTAATGACTATCCTCAGTAGTGGAAAGGTTGGTATTGGCCACACACAACCCACTGCCCACTTAGAAGTTAAATGTGAGGGAATTGCCGATCCCACAGATAATGGTTTACTCGTTCACAACCACCACTCCGGTGATGCCATTATGGCTGCACAAACCGATTTGGCCGATGGTAATGCTTTTACCTCTTACATACAGACAGATGGTATATCCCTATCTGGATGGTCCGCGGGTGTCACAGGAAATGATGGTGATTACAGAATTACAAACCATCACGAAAGACTTGTAAGAGATGTTCCTGTTGGTTTATACATAAGTGGTTCAAGTGGTGATGTGGGTATAAGGACTGATATGCCACGAGGTGCTCTAGAAGTCAATGGTAATGTGGTAATTGGGCAACAACTCACATTTGGTGGTCTTTCTGGTGACGAATTTGGTAACACTCACATCATAGAGAGAAGGTATAACACAGACTTTTCAAGGACAGAATTACTTCTCTTCAAAGGTAATGAAGCGTCTTCGGTTGATACAGGACCAGATAGAATTAGACACATTGCAGGTGAACACGTGTTCCAAACATATACATCATCCGGGGAAACCTTGTATGGTACAAGCCAAATCCTGGAAGACATGGATGGCCAAACGGATAAACCACTTGTAATTTGTGATAACGGCCTCGTAGTTGTTGGTGGACAGCGTTCGGACGCGAACTCGAGAGGTGCAAATACCAAACTTGTTGTAAATGGTGATATAGAATTTTCTGGTGGTGGTTCCTTTAAATTAACTGGTTTTGAGTTCTCAACGACAACAGGTGCTTCAAGTCGTAACATTATTAGATCTCTCTTGGATAGTACCGTCCGGCGTCCATTAACTTTTGTGCATGAAATTGATGATTCCACGGACTCTGAATTCGCGCGTTTTGATGGTGATGGTAGATTGGGTCTGGGTACAGAATCTCCAACCTCTAACATACACGTGTACGATACGACACCTGGAGATGTAGACATCATGAGACTTCAAAGTATTGGTGATCCCACATCACCGGATAAACAAGTTAACCTTCTTATATATACTAACGATGACGAAGGCGGTTTCGTGAGGGGATTTAGTAACCTAGATAATAAGACAACTGGTCTTTGTCTAGGCGTAGCTAACACTGTTACGGGGGTTACAAGCTCTATTCACCTAATTGACACAAGTAACGTGGGTGTCGGAACCCCTACACCTGGGCGACAGTTTCATGTGGTTGATCATAGAGATCCATCTCTTGGTTTGACAGGTGTTGTGAGATTTGAGAGTGTATCCTCAAATGCCAGTATAGAACTTACAACCACTGGTGGTAACTCTAATATTTACGCGGATACAACGGGAAATGTATATATACAACCCTCCCAGGTTGGTCGTCCAACTACAATCCTTCAAAGTAATGTTGAAATTGTTGGAGATTTAACAGTAGATGGAATTATTGACTTCAACACTATTGGTATTGGTCTTGGTGCTGGTGTAGCAGCTGCAACAGATCTTGAAGTAAATGGCGGTACCATAGTGGGCTCTGGTGAAGTTTCCAGAAAAACGTACTCTAAAGCATTTTCACTTACTGATGGTCTTGCTAAAGACATTCAATTAATTTTTGGTGCTGGTGCCTTCTATGCCAAGGTTGTAGCGATGTTGAGAAGAACCGATGGTTCAACCACAAAAGATTTGAGTACCATGGTCCTTGAACTCCAAGGAGGTTCTGGTGATGAGGGTACTCCATCTGACATTGATGTCGCTGTGGGTACAAAGAACATATTCGGTGGTACAAATAGTTACCCATGGAGTCCAACTGTCACGACTGGCACGAGGGGTATAAGTATAGTGCCATACAATATTGATGGTACACGCGTCTACTCCTATGATATTTCAGTGGAATTGATGACATCATCTGGCGGTAAACTAGTAAAAATCACACGCGATCTTTCAAGTGAGGCTAACCTTGACGATGGTAATGGTGGTGTGACACAAATTGCAACTTTTGACTATTAATCAATTTTACCATTCGGGGAGAACCCAAAGGTAGAATTAACTTTTAAATTATGCCCTGATGGAATCAGAGACGGCTAAGAAAAGAACGCCGACAATGAAAGCCATGACGACGTAATTACACTCAGTTTCTTCCAGACCAGTCTGTGGCTTGGTCTCAGCCTTCTTCGTGACGACGGGCTGTTCGCGTCGCACGGGAGGCTCCAGCTCTTCCAAAGGACAGTAGCCTATCATTTATACTTTACTTAGAGATTTATTTCCGTTTTCTTCTTTCGGCGGGTTCTCTTGGGCTTGGCTGCACCCACGGAGACTTCCTTCACTTCACCACCGGTAGATTCCCCTGAAATGGAGACGATGTCAGACACGTCGTCATCATCCTGGTTAGATTCGGGGGCTGCGTTGTTACCCGTCATAGTAGTATTCATAGGAGGAGGGGGTGGCATCATCACACCACCCATGAGGCTTGAAATGTCAATTCCCGGTCCCTGCATCTCATACTGTCCAGTACCACCCACAGGAGCTGCATCAGCTGGACCGGATGGGGATCTAGTAGTATTTTGAACCGCAGACATCATATTCTTGACGAGATCTGGGTTCTGCTTAAGAACATCGTTCATATTGGGGAGGGCACTCTTGAACATAGAATTTGTGAGGTGGAACATCATAGCTGAGCCTCCAAGCATCATGATAAGCTTGACCTCTGGTGCAACTGATACCTTACTTCTGTACTTCACGTAAAGCTCTTCAAATACACCATCATAGTCGTCAACATTCTCCATAACAGACTCAGACCAGCCCTCAAGCTGAATCTCAAAAGGGTTATAGCGTTTGTTAAGGAACTCTAGACCTGTCACACAGGCCACGAGCATACGACGAGAGAAGCGAATAGACTGTTCAACATCGATACTGTAGGTAATCCTCTTCACTTCTGTACGAAGTTCCTCAACATTGGAATAGGCATTCAACCTCTTATTGACAGCAAACCCCTTCTTCTCTAGCCGAGCTAGCTTATTGAGAAGGTCACTCTTCTCTTCATCTACAGAGCTGTACCCTTTAGAGGGTTGTTCACTCTGAGAACCACCTGGGCCATCATCAAAAAACATTGGCTCATCTTCACCATAGTCAATCTCCTCATCCATCTGTGGCTGGGCGGGTGCCGACTGTTTGTTTGGGTTTACAAAGGCATCCATAGCCTCTTGGTGATGCATTTGCGAGGGAGGAGGTGGTCTGTTGTGTACAGGGCGGCGTACAGGCTGAGGACGAGAACTGGAAATTTCAATTTCATCCATAAGGGCCTGTTCGTCGGCGTCTAGTTTCATGACATTCGTGGTTCCACGATCAATGACAATTTCTTCGTCCATCTACTCTCTATATGGAAACTATTAATTAACCTTTAACGCATTTTCAAAAAAATATGTCTGTACATTATAAATGTACAACCTTAACCGTGCCAACCGAAATGCTCTCATCAGTATTTTTACCCTGATCGCCGTGATCTTCGTGCTCGGTATCTTCAAGACCACCAGCAAGTATCAGCCTAGACCAATTATCATTAAGGCTATCAACGAGGAGTCCCTCTTCAACCTTGAGCACCGCCTTGAGTGTGCTCCTGGTCACACCAGCGAGGGTAGCCCTTACACCAAGAGTCTAACTCCAGGTGGTGTGTGTGGTGCCCAAAAGCTCGTCTCTGAGCAAGCTGGCTACGAGATTGAGGATGGAATCGGTGGATCTTTAATCTAAGCCTAATATAAATGGCTTTGGTTACTTCCCCCCAAACTATTCCGGACCTTGATTATGAGTATCATACCATAACAGTTGATTCCATCGGTCAAGACAGCGCCAACACTTTTACTTGCCATCTTCAGCAACCCCTCAAAAATGTTGTTCAGGCTAGACTCCTCGGAGCTCACATTCATTCCACAGATGACACCGAGCACTGCTATGTTTCCGTAAATGAATTGGATTCCATTTTTAACGATCGCGCTTCTAATGTCCTCACCGAACAGGCGCATTTGAGTATGCTCAGAGGATCCTTCGCGAGTATCATAACTGAAAGCACTACCCACTCTGGTAGCAACTCTCTCATCACTTTCAAAGACAATTACCCAATTGTTGCTCAATATGTAGATCCAATCAGGAGAGTTGACCGCTTAACGGTTACAATCAGAGACCAATCTGGTTCCACCATCAAAAACTCGTCAGATGATGGTGACAACTTTTTAGTTTTTAGATTTGTGTGTAGAAAACCAAACTTGTAATTTTCTCTATTTAAAGTAGTAATAAACATGTCTTCAGGTATTGTTCAATTAGTGGCAATCGGTGCTCAGGACGAATTCATCATGGGCAACCCGGAGATATCGTTTTTTAATTCCACGTTTAAAAGACACTCCAATTTTTCACAATCCGTTGAAAAACAAACGATACGCGGGGATGTGAAAAACAATTCGATGTCAAGTGTTCAGATTGAAAAGTCTGGTGACATGCTTGGTTATATGTACATGACTATAGATGACACTAATCAGGCTTTGGACACCTCTAGATGGGATCTTCTCATAGACAAGGTTGAACTCTTAATAGGTGGTTCCGTTATTGACACTCAAGATAGCATCTTCACAGAAAAGATAGCTATCGATACTTTTGCGCAGAATGTCTCACGATCCGCTATTGGTACACACCCGGGTGTGCACGCGCGTTCTTATTTTTATCCTCTAAGATTCTTCTTTTGTGAAGGACCACAATGTGCATTACCCCTGGTGGCTCTAAACTATCACAACGTTGAACTAAGAATTTATTGGGGATCACAAGCATCCAACTACAACTTTGAAATGTATGCAAACTATTATTATTTGGATAACGAGGAACGTGGAAACATGGCTACCCGCACCCATGATATGCTTATAACACAGGTGCAAAAGAATGTACCGAGTGGAGAGACGGTTCAAGACCTTACATTCAATCATCCGGTGAAATACATTGCATCATCCGACACGTCTGTAGAAGGCGCACTCACTTCTCCAACTAACCGAGTTAAATTAAGTATAAATGGTGTTGAACTATCCAATTACAAATGGGGTAAACCACACTTTATTGACGTTATGAACTATTATCACACAAACTTTGTGACCTCCCCAGACTTTTTCCTCTATTGTTTCTGTCTCATGACAAGTTCTTTACAGCCAACAGGAACCTTAAATTTCAGCCGAATAGAGTCAGCAAAACTCATGAGCGAAACCTTACCCATAAATGACCCAATTTATGCAGTAAGTTACAATATCCTCCGTGTCCAAAATGGCATGGCGGCTTTACTCTACGCAAATTAATTTAGCCATGTATATTAAATAGTTGTCAGTATGCAAATATTTGTGAAGACACTGACAGGTAAAACAATTACTCTTGAACTTGAGTCTTCAGATACTATTGATAATGTGAAGGCAAAAATACAAGATAAAGAGGGTATTCCACCGGATCAACAGAGACTCATCTTTGCTGGGAAACAACTAGAAGATGGACGTACTCTAGCCGACTACAATATCCAGAAAGAGTCTACACTTCACCTAGTGCTTAGACTTAGGGGTGGTGTCAAGAATCTACCTTCAGTGGAGAGGAGTACTAAGATTCGTTTCGGTAAACATGTACCAGACTCCACGGAGCAGGAAGAAAATACAATCGTGTTCAACGCCAGTAATGTAGATGTTACAACGCCATATAGTAATGCCGTGTACCTGTCCCCAATCAGAAATAGATCTGATTATACAGCACCCGAGATTGTACTTCTTATGTACGATCGTAATACCAAAGAGATCACAGAGTCTGGTGAGTCTGCTAATGCTTTGATTGGCGGTGTTACACTTTATAATGCTGTACAACGTAGTAACGCCACCTCAAATACTGTTCAATTCACGGGTGGTGGTATGTTAAATAATGGTGTAGCATTTGTCACAGATCCAGAAACCTCAAATATGGTCGGTATAGCAAATTTACTCCCTCAACATACTGTGAGTGTAGGGTCAAACCTCTACATTGACGATTTGGGTTCCAATGTCCTCGTTGTTTCGGGTAACGTTGCCATTTTAGATAGCCTCGTCGTTGATGGCAATCTTCGTGTAAATGGTGATACAACTGTGATATATACCGAGAATACAGCAATTAGAGATGCGTTTGTTGAACTTGGGGCAAACAATACTTCGGGTGACACAACACTTGATTTAGGTATTCTTATGCATCGTCCAGATGCATTATCAAATGTAGTCATTGGATACCGAGAGGGTACCGATGAGTTTGCCTTAGCTTATACCGATGCAAAACCAACTGATAAGACATTTACTCCCAAGACTGATGAAGATATTAATGTGCATGTCTATGGTCTCACCCACGTGGATGCCAATATTTATGCACATGAGGATGTTCTTGTGGATGGAAATGTATACGTGACTGGAAATATTTCTGTTACAGATCAACTTACTGTCACCGGAAATGTGTATGCTGATAAAGACCTTGAACTTGCTGGCAACGCCTATGTATCTGGTAATGTTGTCGCATCAAAGGACCTCACATTATCTGGTAACGCATATGTCACTGGCAATGTCGTCGCGTCAAAGGATCTCACTTTGGCTGGCAACGCCTACGTGTCTGGTAACGTCAACATCACAAATCAGTTGACAGTCAGTGATAACGCGTACGTCACTGGAAATGTTCAAGTAACCGAGGCTCTCATTGTGAGTGGTAACACCCACCTTGAGGGTGACAATGTTTTCATCACCCACACAATGGACTTTTTGGATCCAAAGACCGCCATCGTGACCGATCTTACATCAAATGTTGAAGTCAAATTGAACCAGCTTAACAGCGTTAATATTTCATCTCTAGAAACCGGTCACACCCTCGTGTATAACAGTGATACACAGAGGTGGAAAAATGATTTCTTAGAGTCCATCGTGGTAGATGTAAAAAATGTTAATTCACAGGTTATGTCCAAGGGTGATGCTGTGTGTGTAGTTGGCAGAGATGGTGCCTATCTTGAAGTCCATCTCGCCGACGCGAGTGATCCCGATAGAATGCCTTCCATTGGTATAATAGATAGCAACCTGGAACCGGGTGAGACGGGACACGCAATCACATTCGGGCGAGCGAACAGTGTAGATATCCCCTTC